GAAGTTAGCTTTCGCTAACTTCCTCGATAATAACATTCGACAATTTGTAAATCTTAGTTATATCAAATTTACATCCGCACTTATCACAAGTACAAGTCCACCACTGTTCACCGCCGAACTGGTCGAAACCATCGCCATAGTCGCTTATTTCGTAATCTTCACATCCGCATTTAGGACAAGCCTCAGTGTACGTCATTTTCCTTTTCCTCCTTCTCTCTTTCGATAGGCCACGGAAATTCATCCAGAGGGCACCAATATTCAATTTCATTTCCGAACCAACTATCTGGCCCGTATTGGGCACTCCATGCCCATGGAACAGGATTATTACCTGCGACATCTTCCATTCTTTCTATGTATGCTCGTTTATTACCTTGGAGGAGTAAGGCTTCTCGTTCTTCTTCTGTAATACCCTTATAAAAATATACTACATCAATACATTTATCGCCTTGAAAGGTAGAGAAGCCAACGACCTTTTCTCCATGATTGGGAAATTGTCCTAACTTGGTAGAACGCCAGTTCATTCTTTTTCACCTACTTCCTTTTCCTTCGCCCTACGTTCCTTATCCTTCTTCGCCTTTTCGGCGCGAGCCTGCGCCTTGGCTTCCTTTTCGGCCTGCTTGGCCTTGTAGGCGTTAATTTCGGACTGCATCAGTTCTTCAGCAGTCATGTCCTCACGCTCTTCGGCAACGATTGCGCCAATGCGAACGTACCGCTGAACACCATTCAAATCGGTAAGGATAACGCCATACTGACGGTCATTGACCTTGTCAAAGCCATAATCCGCAGGATTGCAGTCCTCAAACAAGCACTGAAATACCTGTTCCCGCAGAGCCTTGTCAACCACGGTCTTAGAAATCTTAGCCATTTTAAATCCCTTTCTGGTTTGTGGTGTTTCCTTCACCTTTCGAGAGTATTATATACTATTTTGAAAGGGTTGTCAACCCCTTTTCTAAATTTATTATATATAAATTTTTGGCTTTTGTCAAAGGTGTTAGTCTTGATTAACGGCGGCCGGCGCGCTGTATACTGTATACAAGATGTATCTAAAAAAAATACCGCCCGAAGGCGGTTTGCTATTGGATAGACGTCATACCCTTTAGCGCCCACTCCTGCAGATTCGAACTGCTCCATTCAAGGGCTTTGCCCTTGTGCTCTTCCATTAAGCTAAGTAGTGGATATGCCCCAAAGGGCTCGGAGGGCTTACGCCCTCCGATAGGTATTCGGCTTGCCTTCGATCTTCACCATCTCATCCTGCCACAGATGATTCAGAGCGTACTGAACCTTGCCCTTGCCCATACCAGTGGGCATTTCATCCTGAATCTGTTCGAAGATTTCGGCACAGGTCGCAGGAGTATCGGACAGAGCACCGATCACCAGATCGTGAATGCCCTCATAGGCTTCGGCATTCTTCGCCTTGGCTTCTGCGCCCTTGTTGATTTCCTTGGACAGTTCGTCCATGACTTCCTGATTGTCGTAGCCGAAGTTGGTCAGAGCGGTGAAGATGGTTTCAAAAGTCACTTTACGCATGATAGAATTCCTTTCTGGTTTGTGGAGTGTCCTTCTCCTCTTTTCATATTCATTATAGCACTTTTGTGCTGTAATGTCAAGTGTTTTTTTCAGATGAGGGAGCGTCTTGACGCAAGGTTGAACCTTAGGGAGTGTCGCTCCCTCATCTGACATCCTTATTATAGCATAGGATTCGCTTGCTGTCAAGAGGTTTTTTCGCATTTCTTTGAAAAATTTTCGTCCGAATGAACTTCCCATCACATTCTCACTATGGAGTAGTCAGTAGTAAGTTCTTTTTCTCTCCCTCTGACAGATATAATTATACTCGAATTTTAGGAAAAGTCAAGCATTTTTTCTGAAGAATACTGTATACAATCGCGGGCCGGCGCCCTCATTAAGGGCGAGCGCCGCGGAATTTTTCTGGATGACTGTGCATATAATCCATCATTGCAGAAATTACTTCTTCTGTTCTTAAGTGCTCAGGGGGAACTTCATCAAAGTTCCACCATCTAAAACAGAGATCGGAAAGAAACTGTTCGCGTTCTTCTTCACATTTATCATCATAAGGACAAAAGGCACAGATACCCATTCTCTTAACACTACACATTATATTACAAACCTCACAATCGGACGATCTTCTTTCCTATACTTTGCAAACACGATAAAGCGCAACCAAAGGGCTTTCATTACGGGAAGATACCTCACAGTCTGTTCTCCCTCAAGATTCTTCAGATATACATTCATTTTCTCACCTTCTTCCACATATCCCAAACGGTATCAACTGATACCCAAATTAAAGTACCAAGATAATCATGCATGAGGAAAAGCATCATGAAAGGAGTGCGGGCAAACGCATTTCCTATAATAGTCCCAAGTGTTCGACTAATCATAATCGCCATCGTCATCAAGTTCCTTTCTGGTTTAACCTGTTTTCCTTCAGTTCATGATTATATTATACTCATTTTTGCGCGAATGTCAACAGAAAAATTATTACAATTCTGTTAAATCGGGCCGGCGCTCACTTGGAAGCCTTGGCACGCAAGGCTTCCAAGCATTTTGTAAAAATCTCTTTTTCAATTTCAACATCCTTAAGTCCTGTATGGGATTCGATGAAGTCGTTGTTGTTACTAATATAGCGCCAGAGGACTTCTGCGGTGAAACGAGGGCGAGGGATGGCGTGGTTTGTCATGTATTTGTTCTCCTTACAGAACGCAATATATTGTGGGTCTGCGCCAAAAACCTTTTTCGCGAGGGCGAGGCTATCAATCACCTTTACACCATATGGGATAAAGTACCGCTTGCGTGATTTGGTTTGATAACGTATAGTCGCATTAAGAGCCTGAATGTCAAATCTGGCATTGTGCGCTACCATTGCCTGTACATTGTACTTATTGCACAGTTCTTTTACCACTTTATACATGCCCCAAGTATCCACGATCTTGTGGTTGCCCATTCGCATATCCTCAAGATACTGTGGGATTTTTTCGGCATAGTAGGCTTCTTTCATCTGTTCGGGCATCCTAAAAAAGACATCTTCATTTACTACGCTAAAGCGTTCTTTTTCGTTGCCGAACTCATCAATTACCGCTCCTCCAAGGTCATAAACCTGACCATTTTTTACATCCAACTGTCCATCAATTACGGGAGTGTTGCAAGTTTCGCTATCAAATACAAGGAAGTGCATAGGGGTTGCCTTTCTGGTTTGTGTTGTTTTCCTTCAACTTTCATGTACTATTATAACATAGAAATGAAATTAGTCAAGGGGCAATTGTTACAAAAGTCTTAACTTTTCGGGCCGGCTGAAAAATCCTCATCAAGTTCGGCAAATGCGCCGGCGCTGGATACTGTATACAATATGCGGCAAAGAAAAAGGGCGCCGAAGCGCCCAAAGGATTAAGCCTTGAGGGTATAGGTGTTAACCTTACCCTCGATCTTCTCGATCTCCTCACCCCAATAGTGAGACAGGCCATATACGATCTTGCCCTTCGGATAACCAGTCTCATCGGCCAGTTCCTGCGCGGTAACGGGATTCTCCGCAGAGGTCAGAGCCTTGATCACGGCATCGTGAATCTCAGCGTAGACCGCCTGATTGGCTTCCTTCTGCGCATCGCCACGGGTGATTTCGCGGTTCAGTTCAGACAGCACTTCAGAATCCGCGTAACCATAACCAGTCAGAGCGTCCTTGATAGCGATCAGAGTAACTTTCTTCATTGTTCAAATTCCTTTCTGGTTTGTAGGGTGTCCTTCCCTTTCTTTCGTGATTAGTATAACATAATTTGTGGGGTTTGTCAAGGGGTTTTGAGAAAAATCTCTAGAAAATTTTTCTCATCCTCGTGCGTTCCTATGTGGCCAATCTATCACAATTTTGTTGACATCTCCGTCTATTGCGACTTCCAACCGCCGCCCCACACAGAGAAAGTGGCTCAGAGGTTTTGCTCCCCTTTTGAACATCCTTATTATAGCACAGGATTTGCTGTTTGTCAAGGGTTTGAAGAAATTTTTCAGTCTGTTAGCACTATCTGATAACTTCCGAAGGTCGCGACCCTTCCACAGAGCAACCTATCCTTATTGAAGGAGCAGTTACGCTTTCCCTCGTCCCTTGGAACAATTATAGTATACCATAATTTTAGAAAAAGTCAACCCCTAATTTAAAAGTATACTGTATACAATCGGGCCGGCACGTTAGTGAGTGCTAACTCACTTAAGATAGCACTCATACCATGCATAGTCGCCCCATATTCCATTTTCAAACTGCTCTTCTACATAATCACGCCAAGCGGCATCTTCTCCATCATCAGTATTGGGATAATTTCTGCCTTCTACCCACCAATCAAAGTCACGACGAATTACTACATCATCATAATGATCATCAAACCATTTCTGACAATCGTCTTTGATTTTCTGCAAGTCCGTGACTGCATACATAGGTTCACCTTCGAGAGTTAGCACATAAATCTTAGTGGCCATTTTATTCTCCTTCCACATCATCCAAATTCAGCCAGTAATTCCAATCGCCCTGAAAGAATACTGCGAAATCATCGCAATCTGCCATCGGGTCATCAATGTGACAAATACCGCACTGATCGCAATAAGGGCAATCACCATAGGCATTTACAGTACAAAATGTTGGTTCTCCATTATAGGTTCCCTTCTTCACATCTCTCATTTTGCTCTCTCTCCTTCAATCTGGCTCGTGCCTGTTTCCGTAAACGCTTCTTCAATCTTCGTCTGGCGGGCGTGCTCTGGTCAATCCACTTGCGACAACCTTTATTCAAGTCCCAAGCGGCGAGTTCATCGAGTTTCTTGTACCTTGCTCTTTCCATCCTTCATCCCTCCTGACACTATTAATTATACTCAGAATTAGAGAAAAGTCAAGGTGTAAAATTGTTAAATTTTTGTTACGGGCCGGCGCCTACCGCTGATCGTAGGCACCATAATCAATTAGTACCACATGACCTTTTTTCCATCCATAATTGAGATAATGAAGGTCATACATATTATGGCAAGAGCACCAATCGCTTTCTTCCACGGTCATATATTCCCAAGCATCCTGATCAGTGCGCCCGATGCCACGAATTAGGGGCATGATGTAGAAGGTCATGCCATCATACTGAAAAGGAGTAATCTTAGCGAACAGATAAGCGAACCCATCAGCTTCAGCTTCGGCATACATGGCCATTTCCTTCTCACAGCCACCGAAGATTTCAATACTTCTGGGGCTCCAGTCGATCTTGACCACATAATCGGAGGTAATCAGAGCCACACGAGTCATACCATGAGATACCCGCACATTAGTATGATGCTCATAATTATAAGCATTTACAGCCCATTCGAAATCTTCAATGGTTTCCGCGTCGATCAGATAGGTAGCAATTCGCCGAATGAACTTCTGCGCCCGAACCTCGTAAGTGTTTCTCATGCTCAATTCCTCCCTTTCAGCATAGATATTCTATCATGTTTTTGAGAAAAAAGCAAGAGGAAAATTATTACAATTGTATTAACTTTTCGGGCCGGCGCGAGTGTTAGCGTGCGCTAACACCGAGCAGATTCTTCAAGATCTCAATGATTTCAACGGGTTCATATGCTTTGTCCTGCCATGCTTTGCGGTTGCCTTCTTCATCATCGAACAGGATGCCACCGCCGCAAGTCATGTATTTATTGGTACCATAACGGACAACCTTAATCTCGTCCCACTCAACAGAAGGAAGATGTCTTGCGAGCCAGTCACGCTTTGCTACCTCTACGGCCAGATTATACATTTCGCTACCGCATTTAGAAGTCCAGCTGATAATCCCAATTTTCCAGCCCTGCGCCTGAAGGCGATTTAACAGACGAGCAAAAAGCGAGAAGTTCAACATGGTCTGGGCATTAGCGTAAGGAAACACATCTTCCTTCATGAGGTAGTCAAGCCAACCCTCGACCGCATACAGATTAGCAATCGTTCCATCCATATCGAACCAAATTTCTTTCTTCATTCCTTCAACCCCTTTCTCTTGGTACATTAGAAGTATAGCATAGAATATGTTATAAGTCAAGCAGTAAAATGTTACAAAAGTCTTAACTCTGAGGGCCGGCGCAAGGGTAGATTACTCTACCCAAATCCAATACTTGCGCTTGACCTGAACCTGTTTCTTATAATAGCCATATACCTCTTTCAACTTAAACGGATTCGAAATAGTGGCTTTTCTTCCTTCATAATTAATGGTAATGGTGTCGGGTTCACTGCAGGGAAGCTCCACTTCATTCTCATCTAACGGCCCATGATATCCGCGGGCTTCAACCGTGATCGTTTCCTCCTTGCGGATTTCCTTGCGAATTTTTCCACCCTGCTCTAGAGCTTCCAGAATTGTGGAAGTTGCACGCGTGGAGTGAATCAGATCCTGATTGGAAACTTCCTTGTTCTTCTCAATAAAAGCCATCACTTGCAACAGTTTCATATACATATCTTTGGCACTGCGAATGGTGGGGATGCTGAGCGCGATTTCGTTATTTGTCATATGATTTCCCTTTCTGGTTTTTTGAGGTATCCTTCCTCTTTCTTTGGTTCCCTCTTGGAACATGATTAGTATATCACACTATAGCATACTTGTCAACACTTTTTATAAAAAATTTTTGCGCCGGCGGAGTTAGCTATAACTAATTGATGACAAAAGAAAAAGGATCACGCCTTGGGCGTGTCCTTAATCTTGCGGAGTTCTTTCAAGCCCTTGTTTGCTTCGGCAAGGGCTTTCTTTTCCTCCCGTGCTTTCTTATCCTTGGCAATTTTCGCCTGTTTCTTGGCATCTGCTTCTGCCTTTTTCTGCGCCTTTTCCTCGCAGTCGATCTTGTAGTCCTCGGCGGCAGAGTACCCATCATATGGGGTATAGCCACCCTCGCCATTACGAGTCCCACGGGGAATTGAAACCTTGATAACAGCCCATGTTTCGTTGCCATCGGGGTCAAGGCAAGGCACGGCGATCTCGTTTGCGCTCACGGGCAGGGCATCGGTTTCCTTTTCGGTTTCGATAGCCTTCGCAATCAGAGCGAGAAAATCATTGCGAATCAGGTTTTCCATCTGGGCTTTAGTCATTAGGCATCGCTCCTTTCTTATTACAAAGGGATTATATCACAATTTCGGGAATCTGTCAAGAGGAATTTTTTCTCTTTCTCTTGATCTGAATATATTATATAATAAATTTTGATTTTTGTCAAGAATTTTTTTGAAAGAATACTGTATACAATTTCGTGCCGCGCGCCGGCAAGTTAGTCATGACTAACTTGCGGACAAAGAAAAAGCCCACCCATCGGGGTGGGCTTGATTATTACGCCCGAGTGTAGGAATTAACCTTGCCCTCGTGCTTGACGACTTCGGACTCCCAGTAATGCCCCAGAGCATACTGAACCTTCGCCTTAGAGAAACCCATGGGGAGCAGCTTGTCCTTAACAGCTTCAAACAGCTCCGCAACAGTCACAGGAATATCGCCCAGCTCGCTCAGCACGATCTCCTTCGCCTGCTCATACAGCTCGCGGTTCGCCTGAGCCTTCTCAGCTCCGCGGTTCAGCTCCGCAACCAGCTCGTTGCGGACTTCCGCCAGCTCGCTGATGCGGTTGGTGTCGATGTAATTCACGATGGTCTGCATGGTGGTCTTCTTCATAATCATTTCCCTTTCTGGTTTGTGGGGTTTTCCTTCCCCTGTTTTCGTATTTATTGTACCACGGTTTCGGGAGTCTGTCAAGAGGTTTTCCAAACTTTTTTTGAACGAACAATCTTTGAAGTGACCTTTTAAACACTCCCATTTCTCGGCTTACTTATCGCTTGTAAGCGCCCTGTGAAGGGGTTCGTTCTCCTCTTGACACAGTCATTATAGCACACTGTGCTTATAATGTCAAGTGTTTTTTTTGTTCTTTGGGAGGCGTGTTTCGTGTGCGTCCACACAGGGTTGTGCGCCCATCCCATGAAGGCTCGCCTTGGTTTCTCCTGTCTCCCTCGGAACAATTATATTATAGCACGAATCAGGAAAAAGTCAACACTTTTTTTGAAAAAAAGATTGTTAAGTTTTTCACAAGCGGCGGGCCGGCACGAAAGTAGACCGAAGTCTACTTGTACAGAAGAGAAAGGAAATAGACATTGAGGACAACACTTGAAAGATGCATCAAAATATCATTGATATGTCGATGCTGTGAAAGGTCTTTGCACACACCGAAGAGGGCAATTGCAAGTCCGAACCATGACACCTGAAGGCCGAAGAGCATAATCAGAACAACGTTTAAAATGGTAATGCCGCAACGAACGTCATTCCATTCAAAGCGATAAGGGGTTTCAATCCCGAACCAATTTTTAATCGTCTGCATTTTCATCTCTCCTTGCCCATTCAAGATATTGCTTGCTCATTCTTTCAATATTATCAGGGGTAAAGCCATCGTTAATATTATACCAAGTGGAAACATAAAAGGGGATACCATGACGAGTTGCCCAATTCGCAATCGCATTGACAAGGCGAGTAACTATTAGACGAAACCAGACATATTTCCACAATCCGCGGAAATGATTACCATAGAACATTCTCAATCCATCCTTTCCGTTCCCTTTGGAACAATGTTATTATATCACGTTATATAAGAATGTCAATAGGAAAATTGTTACAATTCTATTAACAATCGCGGCCGGCCGAGTTAGTGGCGGCTAACTGATGTGAAAAGAAAAACCCTCCCGTAAGGGAGGGCGCAAGGATTACGCCTTGCGGACATAGGTGTTAACCTTGCCCTCAATCTTTTCAATCTCGTCCTTCCACAGACGAGTCACCGCATACTGCAGATTGCCCTTCGTGAAGCCCTTGGGCAGTTCGCCATCGACCGCTTCGAAAATCTCGGTGATCGTGGCAGGAGCATCCATCGCACCCAGAACAATGGGCTTCGCTTCGGCATACATGGTTTCCTTTGCCTGCTTTGCTTCAGCGTTGCGGTTGATTTCCTTCTCGAACTCAGCGAGAATCTCAGCGTTGTCGAAACCATTGGCAGTCAGGAAGGAGTAAACGGTGGTGTAGGTGGTGTTCTTCATAGTGGTAATCCTTTCTGGTTTGGGAGGTTTTCCTTCCTCTGTTGTGTATTCATTATATCACTTTCGTGATCTAATGTCAAGGGTTTTTTCTGAAGGAGAGGCGCTTGACCGAAATTTATATAGCGCATCCGCGTCTCCCGAAGGTGTTCTTTCTTTGAACTATCTCTCCTTCAATGTCTTTATTCTACCACATTTCGCGGTGAATGTCAAGGGTTTCGGGAAAATTTTTTTCAACGGTCGTTCGGGAAGGTCGCCGCTTGCGCTTGCGGGATTGGGGGATCAGGCCCAACCTTCCCGTTCTTTCAGAGGGCGATCCATCTCCCTCTGACATTGTTATCTTACCACATTCCGTGGGGCTTGTCAAGGGGTTTCTGAAACTTTTTTTCGTTTCTCGTTCGGGTCTGCTCTCGCTCGCCCTTCCCCTTGAGAACGATATAAGTATATCATGGATTTGGTATATAGTCAAGTGTTTTTTGAAAAAAAGTTTGTTAAGTTTTTAACAAGCGGGCCGGCGCAAGTAAAAAGCGGCGAGTGATCAATTCGCCGCTTCCCTCATTTCCCCACCGAGTTCGGGACGTTCGGTGAAGGATGGGCACGCATCATTTCAATTATGCCTATTAGCAACGTGCCTTGCTAACTTTGGCTTAGTAGTGCGGTGGACTCACTTCCCATCTCTCCTTTCGACATGGTTATTATAGCATAAATATGTTACAAAAGAAGAACGAAAGTATTACAATTGTGTTAAATACTCGGGCCGGCGCTCAGCCGATAAGGGCTGAACGACTATAATTGAAACATGTATACGAAGAAGAAATAGGGCACGTTAATATATTGGCAATATATTCTACAATATTAAGGCTCTTGAAATAACAATTTACGCAATGAAAGCCAAAAGTATTTTCAAGAAATTCAGTGACTTCGCTTGCGCTATAGTCTTTCACAGTAGAAAAATAAATCAATACCACCTGATTGGTGTTGATGTCTTTTACTCCTGCCCTCCAATAACGTGCCATGCTTTGCTTCCTTCCTTCCTCTTAGGATGCTTTTATTATATCCGAGAATTGCTATAAAGTCAAGTATAAATTTATTACAATTCTATTAAGTTTTGGCGTGCCGGCGTGACTACGGATGATTAGCAATCATCCGTGTAGCATCCCGCATAGGGATCAAAACCGCACTCAAGGTTGTCCCAATCCTCGTAATAGTCGGATTCGGGATAATCTTCTTCATACTCTTCTTCAAACATCTCTTCGTAATCCATTTTCAAATCCTCCTTCTTAAGCCCAAGACTGAGCAAACCGATTCAGGCGGCGGCGATCAATGCGATCCATTTTCTTCCGCAGCTTGCGGCAATTAGTGTGGCGGGTCAGATTAGTGTTGCTCGGAAACATGGTGTCTTTCTTATAAGCGCGAGTCATCTTGCTGACCTCCTTTCGACATGATTATAATACCATACTTATGGGAAAATGTCAATACTTTTTTGAAAATAATTTTCGGGCCGGCGCAAAAAGAGTAGACCGAAGTCTACTCATTATATTACTTCTCTTTCTTCACAACTAAGCCCGATATAATCATCGTTGTATAAATCTTCTATACATTCTTCAAGGGTCTGAAAAGAATCTTCATCATAATTAGATTTTAATTGTGCTTTTAACCGCTCCATTGCTTTTTCCCGAGTGCTATAAATTCCAAGCAGTTCGGCATTATCGGTATCCCATGCAAGATATACTTTCATATTAAACCTCCTTCGCATAATACGCGAGATTCGTACCAGTTTCAGGTGAGCAGTTATAATAAAAGATCGCATTACATACTTTTTCAAAATCCACGTCATTGGTCTTTGTCAACCAACTCGCAAGAGGACTATCCACGCGCACACGATTCGGAATAATCATAATCTCTTTACCCTCGTTGTACAGTTTCCGTGCCATGCCCTTCGTGATCTTAATCATTACGCATCCCTCACTTTCTGAAATTATTATACTATGGTTTTGAGAAAAAGTCAAGCACTAAATTTATTACAAATTTATTAAATCCGCGGGCCGGCTGATGGGCGAGGGATTATTCCCTCGCCATGACCTCTTCGTAGTCAAGGCCCAACCATTCGCAGACATCCTCAAACTGGAACCAGAAGAAATCATTGATGTCAGTAGTGCTCCAGTACTCTTCGCCGAAAGAAACTGATTCTATATCTTCTTCAACTTGATCAAGTTCTTCGGGAGTAAGTTTCGCGGCATTGGTAGCGGCACCGCCCCAGAACTGGAAATCTCTCAAACTCTTTTCAATCGTCATCGTCATCTTTCGTGTCCTCCTCTCTTGGAACAATGTAAGTATACTATGACTAAGGATAAAAGTCAACAAGAAAATTGTTACAATTGTATTAACAATTCCATGCCGGCTGGCGTGTTAGTCGCACACAACCAGATCGATGTTGACGACAAAGCCACCAATGTCAAGAGCCTGCCAAATTGCATCTGCCTGACGATCGACCTGCCAAGCATCATAGAACCATGCTTTTCCATCTACGATGGTATATACAACCCACGTGTTGCTCTTAGCGAAAGCGGGGAGATTGTTGATCTTAATCATTTGGAGTACCATCCTTTCCCTTTCTATGGCTATATTATAAGCGATTTTTCTTTTTCTGTCAATAACAAAAGTATTAAGTTTTTGTCATAGTTTTGTAACAATTACGCTAGCCGGCGCGCCCATAAAAATAGCCACCCGTTCGGGTGGCACTTGCTCGCTTGAGGGACGTTTTCTTCAAAAGTACGTGTCAGAGGTGGGCTTGTTGCGGTTTAGGATACCAGATCCACCCCTTCAACCGCTGGGTGGTCTTGGCGCACATTTATATACCGCAAAGTATCCCTCTTTCGCCTTGCGGTGGTTTCATCGGCTTGGTCTTACGGACTCTCATGGGTCTCACCCGTTGTGGGCTTTGCCTCGCCTCAACCTGTGCCTGTATTATATCACAGGCGGTTGGTCTTGTCAAGTACTTTTAGAAACTTTTTTGGGCTAGGATCCTCAATGAGGATCCGTACCAATACCATTCCTCGGTGGTAGCGCCCAGACGCTTCGTTTACCGACCTTCCGCGCCATCGCGTCCTGCGCAGGTGGTCATTGCTTCCCATCGGTTTCTGGCCTCCCCTCTTGACATGATTATAATATCACAACCATAGAAAAAAGTCAATTACGAAAGTCTAAACTAATTGTCATACTTTCGTAACATTTCCGGGCCGGCTGACGGGCCGGCGCGGCAAGGGATTAACCCTCGCAGTCAATCACCTCGCCAGTATAAATATTGAATTCTTTGTGGTCATTATAAAGCTGTTTTGCCAACTGATAAGTAAATCCTAATTCGCGCATGAACCAACCAATATGCTTGATCGTGGTGCGAGAGTAAAGGCCATGGACATGAAGCCAACCTTCTTCATCAATAGAAATTACAGTCGTGGTGTAACTAATAAGAGCCTGCGCGCCATTTTCCCAAATTGCCTTTACGGCTTGTGCGTTTTCGTGCCCCGTGAATTTAGTGATCATCATCGTCTTTCATTCCTTTCCTGTCCCCTTCGGACAAGTATATATTATCACACATTGCGCATAAAATCAAGCATAAAATTGTTACAAATCTATTAAGTTTGCGCGCTGGCTGACAGATCGGGCCGGCTGGCGGATTATTCCATAAACAGCAGGCCCAGCCCAGACAGAGCTCCTCCCAGCGCACAGCCCCACAGCCATTCATTGCCCATCAGCAGCGCAGCGGTCAGGCAGAAGCAGGCGATAAACATTCCCACACAGCTCACAAGTTTTTCCATCTCTCAGCCCTCCTACTCTCATATTATATCACAGCTTGCAGGTCTTGTCAACACCTGAGCCCGGGCTATTAGCCCAGGCGGCTCAGGGTTCTCTCGTTGGTCAGCTCAGCTCCGTCGAGCTTGACCTGAATCTCAACTCCGTCCACCCGGATATCCCCAGCCACCCAGAAGGGGACGCTGTCCTTGACCCAGGTCTCAGAAGTCCAGCGCTCAGTCAGCTCCCGCTCGAAGTTTTCGCCCTTGTTGTGGGTGCTGTCCTTCGTCAGCAGGTCTTCAGCTCCGATCAGCTCCGCCGTGGCACTCAGCTCAGCACGGTCCTTGGCGGTCAGCTTAATGCGGATCTTGGCGAAACCGCCCCGCTTGGAGCTTGCCCGATCGAGCTTGAAGAAACGGCTCAGCTCCGCAAAGCTCAGCTTGCAGGCGTACAGATTGTGTCCTTCCACAAAGCCGAGAGCATAAGTGTGGGCGGCGCTCCGGGCGCTGTAGGCATTCATCATTTCGGTCATCGTCATCGTGGTCAACCCCTTTCCTTTACTGTACCTGTATTGTACACTACAAAGCCGGATTTGTCAATGACTTTTTTGTTAAAAAGTGTTAAGAATCTGTTAAAAATATGTTACGTTTTTATGACAATTTTCGCCGCCGGCTGATCCTGTTTGTAACTTTTTTGTAACATTTTAGTTCTTTAATGTGCTAAAGTGGCCGGCCCGGATCGGCCGCTTTATCACTTTAGCGTGCTAAAGTATTCCGGGCCGGCATCGTTGCTTTAGTACTTTAGTGTGCTAAAGTGTCCGGATGGACCGGCGAAAAGATTTGACTTTCTTTGACTTTCAAAAAAGATAGGCAGGTTCGCCGTGGGTCCCAGTCTTCTTTTGCCTCCCCTGATCTGAGTATAGTATAACAGAAACGGGCCGGGATGTCAACCCCTTTTTGTAAAAAAATAAAAAAATTTTTTTCAAAAAAAATTTGAAAAAGTGTTGACAAGCCCGGCAAAAGGTGCTATACTAACATCGTTGAAAGGGAAAGGAAAATCCCAAACACCAGAAAGGGACTGAAGATGAAGAAGATCACGATCGTAGGCACGAAGAAGAACGCTGTGAAGCAGATCATCTGCGAGGGCGATCTTGGATACGAAGAGACCATGGAATGGGCGCGCAAGGGCGTGAAACGCTGGGGTTGGACGATGGAAACGGTGGAAACGGATCGCGGATATATCGCCGTAGTGAATGAATGGAAAAAGGCTCACCCTGTAGTGTGGTGATAAAGAAGAAGGGCGCAAGCCCTTCTTTTTTTACCCTTTCACTTTAGTGCGATAAAGCACTAAAGTACGCCGGCCCGTCTTGTTAGTCATGACTAACCAGTGTGCGCACTCTCCCCTGTCCCTCCCCTCGGTGCAATTGTATTATATCATGCCGGCCCGATCTTGTCAACCCCTTTTTTCAAAAAAATAAAAAAAGTTTTTTTAAAAACCCCTTGACAGGATCCATAAAAGGTGTTATACTCTTATCAGATCAAGAGAGGAGCGGACGATGATGATGGATTATGAAGTTAAAAGCTACAATTTCTTCAGAACGCCTAACGGCGGAGCGGATTATATCAATGACGGAAAAATATCTCACCTGTCCGCTGAAATGCTGAATTGCCTGCTGAATCAGTATAAGATCATGGGCTTCAAAGTGATTTTTGAAAGTGACTCTTTTGTGAGTGTTGCAAAGGCCACAAATGAAACGGAAGTGTTCGGCGCTCGTATGGATAAAATGGCGCGCGACTTGCGGAAAGCTCGCGCGGAAAATAAATAAAAAAATTTTTCAAAAAGTATTGACAGACAGATCAGAACGTGTTATACTTACATCATCAAAGAGAGGGAGGACATGAAAATGTTCGAAGTGTACGGAAAGCTGACTGGTCGGGTGTACGTGTCTGGACTGTCTCGCAAGGTGGCGGAGGAATGGATCCGCTGGCATCGCGAAGTAGCGGACTTTCTCGAAGTTCGCCCTGTCAAGTAAAAAAGACTTGACACGCCCTGACCGATATGCTATAATGAATACATCAAAGAAAGGGAGGAAACCACAATGAAGAAGTTAACTGCCATCGCCCTGATCCTGATCCTGACCGCCATCGCCCTGACCGCGAGCGCGGAGGTTTATCCGCTGACCGCAAAGGTGACAGAAGTCAATTATGCTGACGATCTTGTCACTGTTGAAACATTCACTGGTTTTCTGTTCTCGTTTGAAGGGTGCGAAGATTGGGCAGAGGGCGACTGCGCTTCCCTGATCATGGACGACAACGGAACGGAAAAGATTTTTGATGACATGATCATAATGGCACAGTATGGCGGTTGGACGCTGATCAACTGGGCAGAATAAGGGTGAGAGCCCTTATTTTTTTCTGCGCCGGTTAGTCATGACTAACTACGCTGCCGATCCGGATCACCTGTTAAAACTTTAACAATCTTGACCGGCCCGCTGACTTGTTAAAACTGTAACAAACTTTTCCAATAAAAAAGTGTTGACAAGTCCGCAGAAATGAGTATAATAATAGACAGATGGAAGGAAGCAAAAGAAGGCCCGGACCAACGGCGGAGGTGCACATTTTTAAGATGGTGGATCTGGTACCAAAATTCACATGAAAAAAGTGTTGACAATCCGGCGCTAATGAGTATAATAGTATATGTAAGGAAGAGGTGCGGAAAGCACCCAACGAAGGAGGACGAAAACAATGACTATCCGCGAATACTTTGACCGCATGATCACTGAAGGTTACGATCTGGAAGAGATCGCCGAATTGGAACAGACCACTTTCCACTGCATGGAAGAGGATTTTGATGACTTCACCATGTGGGCAGTTGAAAACGGTATCGACCTTGACGCGGAGGAAAACGGAGAACTGGTTCTCACCCTGTGGGCGTGGGACGTGTGCGGAGACTAAGGTCTCCGCGCCGGCCGAAAATTTTTTTCAAAAAGTTTGAAAAAACGCTTGACAATTCGCGCCGGCGCATGCTATAATAAGGCATCAAATGAAGGGAGGCCAAAGGCCATGACGTTCGAAACCATGATTACCCTGTACAATCTCCTCTCCGCTTCTCACCTGTACATTCTCGGGTTCGCGGTGGAAAACGTTCTGTATTATGCAATGATGGATTTCGAAACGCTCGCTCGTTATATGAAAATGGATAGGGCTTCGAGCAAGCGCGGAGGGTTCGCAAAACTCCGGATAAAGCTAACGAGGGAACAAAAAACCGAATTACTCCGGATGGCGAAACAGTGCGGAACGGTTGCCGACTTGACCGGAATGGACAAGTACAACAAGGGCGAGAATTTCGAAAGAGTGATCACCGAATTACTCACCGGAGAAAAATGGGTGAAGGATTCCGTCCCCTTCAATGTCGCCGGAGATATAGTTCTTAACGGGGAAAACGTTCAAATCAAGTTTGACGGCGCGGAAATCACAAACGAAAAACTCCTTACAAAACTCACCGCAAGGTGAGTTTTTCCTTTTACCAAAAAATACATCTTTTATACTTTAATGTGCTAAAGTTGAACAATTGAACAAACGTTCAAATGTTGTCCGATTATATTTGATCAAATATAATTTGATGCCACTTTAACGTGCTAAAGTGTTTAATACTTTAATGCGCTAAAGTGTTTCGTACTTTAATGTACTAAAGTCTTTCGTACTTTAATGTGCTAAAGTGGGCGCCACTTTCATACTTTAGTGTACTAAAGTGGGCGCCACTTTAACGTGCGAAAGTGCGTTTACCAAATTGTACATCCCGGGGTCGGTCCGCAAATACCAAATTGTACAAATTCGGGACATAGGGTGGTCGGGTGCGATGAAAATGATGTTTGATCTGGTCTGATACCAAATTGGACATGCCTGAAAGCCTTGATTTTCAACGGTTTCAGGGCTCAGCGCCCAGCAGCCCAGCAAATCCAGCACCCCGGGGCTAGCTTTCAGGAAAATCTGAGCTTGTGACATGTCGGATCTGGGGGCGTCCACATTTTCCACCAACCCTTTTAAAATTAAACCCAAATTATCAAGTCAAACACTTGACAAACCCTAATCCTATATGATAAAATAAAAACAAAGGAGGTGTTGAAATGAAATGAAAAAACCATATTCATTAGATTACACCATTGAAAGAGACACCGATCGTCTAAAGTTAGTTGAGGGGATTTTAGATACTTTGGATCACGATCCATCTGAAACCGATATAGAGCAAATGGCCACCTACATTCTATACGGCAAAGATGAAAATGGACTTTCCTCTTTGCGCCGAGGCGAAGTCTATGATAACTCCAAACGCTATAATTCCTTTAAAACTTCCGATGACTATGTGGTATCGCTTGATGAGATACTGGAAAATCCAGCAACCGACGAGCAAGAGTTTAGAAGTGCATACAAGCGCGACGTATATAAAAAATCTACCCCAGTTATTAGGCGTCCAAAGTACGACAAAAAAACTGGTGAACTTATTGACCCAGGAGACTCCGATATTCCAGGCATGATAGAACTATGGGAACGCCTTGACCATTTCGACAAATGGATTCATATTTTACAAGGCAAATTGCCGCCAGACGAGAACTTTCTTCTCTTTGAAGACGATTATCGTCTTTACCGCCTAAAGCATAACCTAATTGATATGAAAAGAACGCAATACTATTTGAAAGATGTGTATAAGCCGCAGCTTCATTTCCAAAAACTAGATCATCCAAAAGCTCAATTTTATGATTGGGATGGCGCCGCAGCCTATTGGATTCCTTACGCAGAGTGGGAGTAGCGTGTATCCCATTCCTATACAACTCGCATTTCGCGCAACCTAGCAGACTATGAGACGCGAGGGGAGGGGGATAACTTAGAGGTAAAATGGGTTATATGCGTCCATAACTTTGATTGGGAGAATCCTAAGCATGTTTACGCACTTATGAATCATTATCTACCGCTAAAGGAGCAGCTAAAGGATAAGTTGGATACATACGGGCGCTGCCTTATTTGGGATTTAGAGCGTTACGTAGAAATGACCCCATTAACTCCAATTCGCCGCGCCATTGTAGATAAGGTAATGCAGCAAACGCCGCGAGAAGATATACGCGACCAACTAATGCAGGAATTCGGCTTTACTTACAATACATTTTATTTAAGTACAATTATTGCTAACGATATTCCAAAAGAAATTGCGCGAACCGCCGCAAAGCATCGAATATTGTGTGAAACGCCCGCCAGCCAACGTAAAGTTTGTAAACGGTGCGGCCGCATTTTGCCTCGTCATCCACTCTTTTTTACTAAAAATTCGGGCCGCAAAGACGGTTTCCAATCGCGCTGCCGCGAATGTGAGCGCCAACTTCGTATTGAGAAAGGGGAGGTGTTGAGAATAGATGGAAGACAAAAAACTACGTAAATGTTTGCGCTGCAAGCAGGAAAAACCAATTACTGCGTTTGCCGAAACCTCTTGCCGCTTCTTTCCAGGCCATCGTTCCTTATATTGTACCTCATGCCTTGAGGCCACAACGCCACAAGACAATTTAGGCGAAGTTGACCGCGTGCTGCGCTGGCTCGACCTTCCATTCGATCTTAACAAATGGACATAGCTGTATGAGCAACATAAAGACCATACATTTACAGCCTACTTTAACTTACTATATGACGACCATTATGAAGGTTTAAAATGGCAGGATGAAAATACTAGATGGGAAATAGCGCGAAAAGAGGGCACAATTAATGATGAGATTAAGGCCATTTCTGAAGGGCAAATGCGCCATTTAAAAAAGGTATGGGGTGCCGAATACGAACCACATGAACTTCTTTGGCTTGAAGACTTTTATAATAAGATCGTTGCCACCCAAAATGTATCAACTCCTATTCTATAGGAAAAAGCCCGTGATTTTTGTGAGCTTTAGTTACATATAAAGTAGGGACTGCGCCAAAACATTGATGTTTCTAAGATGATGAAGCAAGCAGATGATATTGTTAAGACATACCATTTTGAGGCATCGAATGCTAAATCTGCGGCGGATTTTGAATCTGTTGGAGAGCTTATGGTTTACTATGGTAAAAAAGGATGGCATCCAAATTGGCATACTGAACCGCAAGACTCCGTTGACTTTATGATGGAAAATATTCAAAACTATTTGAAGCGGCTTGTAATGAATGAAGGCAATTTTGCTGAATAGGTTGAAGATAAACGTGCTCGATATAATATGACTGAACGTCTTGAAGAAATTGAAAATGAAAAAGTTGATTTCGACGAAACAGCAGATATTGAATATGAAGATGATGGCGCGCTCGCGGCAGAACTCTAGGGAGGGGGCTTAGATGAATGAAAATATAGAAGAGTCCCTGTCTCGTGATGGTACTATTATTGAAAAAGGCGTTACGCTAACACGCGACTTTTTGGATAAAAATGAAAATCTATTTACTAAGTATTTAAACTTATGGATATTATATCCTGACCTATTGTTAGATACAATATAGGATACAATTGATGCAAAGAACTTCCATTTAATGCCATTTCAGCGAATAGAATTGCGTGCGGCAATGAGATATAGGTATACGTTTTGGACTGCTACGCGTGCTACCTCTAAATCATTTACAGCATACCTAAGTGCTTTTTTGCGTGCTGTGCTCTTACCCGGCTCTACTATAATGATTGCGTCGGATACCAAGGGTACGGTTATTAAAATAGCAGAAGCGAAATTTGAAGAAATTTTCCGGCATTGGCCCTTATTGCGTAAAGAGTTAAAAACGCGCGCAGATGATGGAAAGACTGGACAAAAAGCAAGTACCAACTACTATGAGTTGTATTTAAAAAATGGCAGTATGATTTCTGTTGTCTCTAAAGATACATCTCGTGGATTGCGTGCGACTGCAGCAATTCTAGAAGAAGCAGCACTAATTGAGGAAGTGCCATTTAATGAAGTGCTTTGGCCGCAAATGAACATCGCTCGTAGAGAAGTCGATGGCAGCCTAAATCCAGACGAGCCATCGGCAACGCAGATTTTTATTACTACTGCCGCCTCTCGTACAGTATTTATGTATTAGAAACTTATTGAGATTACCGTAAACGCAGTCTTGCGTCCAAAAGAGTACTTCTCATGGGGTCTTTCTTATGAAGTACCATTACATTATGGACTGCTAGATAAAGCGACATTAATGGATCAACGTTATTCTAATACGGTTTCTGAAGAATCCTTCGCGCGAGAATCGCTATCAATATGGAGCGGTAATAATGCCGATGCTTGGCTAGATAGCCGCAGACTCAGCCATTATCGCCGCTTATTAAAATGCGAACGTAAGGCTATGATTAATGATAGCAATCCCGATGCTTGGTATGAAATTGGAATTGACGTAGGTAGATATCATGCAAATACAGCTATTATGGTCATTAAGGTGCTACCAGGCGAATAGCGCTTTAGGAAAAATGTCGTATATACTGAAGTAATTAATGGTGAAAACTTTATTACTGAGTAGGCGCCACGCATTAAAAAGTTAATTTCATTATATAACCCGCGCGAAGTTGTTATTGACGGTAACGGCCCAGGTATTGGTTTAATGGACGCTATGGCGCTGCCTTCTTACAGCAGCCATACGGGCGAATAGTTCCCTGCTTATTTTACCTTTAACAATGAAAATCATTTACCGCCAGAATTAAAGGCTGAACAAGAAACACCTGTACCTGCTTATAATGCTATTTTATATGATATTAAGGCTAGTGCTTCAAATGAAGATGAAATCCATTCTGCATTTCTTTCTGCAATTAATACTGGTTCAGTATCGTTTCTAGCGCATGAAAGAATTGTTAAAGAAAAAATAATGAAAACGAAAAAAGGTGCCAAAATGACGCCTTACGATAGGCGCATATTCTTGATGCCATATGAAATGACTTCTCGACTGATGGACGAGCTTAATAACTTGCGTCTAAAGCCAACAGGAGTCGAAAATAAATTTAAGGTTGAAAGAATTTCTAGGTCAATTGAGAAAGACCGCTTTAGTTCTCTAGAATACGCTTTGTATAGAATTAAATACTATGAAGATAAAGAAATTTTTAAAAAACGGAAGAAAAAGATAAATCAATATGCTTTCTTCAGTCCTAAAAGTAGGGGGTGAGGTTTATGAGTTCTTTCAAACCATATGTTAATTTCGCTAAACAAAATCGTATCATGCCGGTACCAATTGATAGCTATCGTGTTAGTCGCTATGGCGCGAATAGCCGTATCAATTCAGTAGGACAACACGATTTTTCTTTAGAAGAAATTGAACAAATAATTCGTTCTGGCGATTTAGATTCACTACGACAATTATCTCGCTATTATTATCGTACAAACAGTGAATATCGCGAGAACATTGATTACCTAGCCACCTTACCTTACTATGATACAATTGTCACCCCTATCTTTGAGGAAGGCAAGGGTTCTAAGGCTTAGATTATTAAAGCATTCTATAATGCTTGTACTTTTGTAGACGATTTAGATATCCGCAATACTTTAACTCGTATTACAAAAGCATGGTTAATTAATGGTATGTATAATGGTATTCTGCGTCAGGTTGGGAGTAAATTTGCTATTTAGGATCTCCCACTAGAATTTTGCCGCACGAGATTCAAGGATTATAATAATTTAAATATTCTTGAATTTAACGTAACCTATTTTGAACGTAAGTTTTCTGATGATGAGGAAAGAGCGCGCATACTTTTAACCTTTCCAGAGGTTGTACAAAAGGCGTGGAGAAATTGGAAAGACAAGAAAACAAGTGATCCATGGGTTATGATTTCATCCGCGGACGGCGGCATAAATTTTTGTTTTGCTGATGACCAGACACCATTACTCATTGCTGCAATACCTCAATTACGTAAACTTAAAGACGCAGTTGGCCGCGAAGAAAAGCGGGATGAAAACGAACTATACAAATTACTAATTTAGCGCATGCCGATAGATAATAACGGCGAATTAGTATTTGAATTAGAAGAAGTTGAAGATATCCACGCAGGAGTAGCGGAAATGCTCAAAGACTTAGATACTGTAGATGTATTGACTACTTTTGGAGAAACTACATTAGAGAATCTTTAGGATTCCTCTGCGGCATCTCAGTCTGCAGATCGTATTGATAAGTATGCAAAGAATGCTTGGAATGCTCTAGGAAGAGGCTCAATTCTGTTTAACGCTGAGAATAGTTCTACTCTCGCGTATAGCATAAAGAAGGATGAAAGTCTTATGAAAGGTTATCTAAACGTATATAGTACGTGGATAAGATTTCAAATTAATCATAGGTTTTCCCGTACCGGGCTATAGTTTGGCTTTGAAATCTTACCCACTACTATGTTTAACATTAAAGATTACCAGAGCATGTATTTCTAGGGTGCACAGTTTGGCTATTCTAAGATGCGTGCTGGCGTTGCTAGCGGCATTGATCAATTAGCTTAGTTAAGTCTAATGAATTTTGAAAATGACTTCCTTCACATGGCGGATAAGATGATACCATTATAGTCTGCCTATACTACTCCTGGTGGCGAAAATTCAGGTAGTGGCGGTGGAAGTAAAAAAACTTCGGTAACTGTGAACAATCAAGGTGGCCGTCCAGAGTTACCCGATGAAGAGAAATCTGAGAAGACTCAGGCCAATATTGCGGCCATGGGTTAAGGAGAATTAAGATGGATAGACAAGTACCAATTTATTTTGATAGCGTTGTCATCGCTTCTCCTACAACGCCAATTTCTAGTAGTAACCCAGAGCTAGGCCGCTTAAAGGTTGGTGTTTTCACAAAATATGGGAATCGTAATGGTTCTTATATTACAGATGAAATCGCAGAACAACTTATTGCCAGCGCGACCATGGGCAACACCCCAGTTGTTGGATTTTTTGACCCAGAATCCAAAAGCTGGGCAGGGCACACGGGTCCACTACTAGCTAGCGCTTATGGCTATGTAGAATCATTTGAAGGGTGGCAGCCTTTTACTGATACAGATGGAGTTGAGCGCGAATACGCTGTCTTTTCTGTAGTAATTTTTAACAAATATTTCGATGAAGCTAAATTAGTTGTTGGATAGCATCAATCAATGGAATTAGATAGGGATAGTATTGAAGGAGACTGGGCGAATATTGATGATAATGAATATTTCGTCTATACTAAAGCTTCTATAATGGGGCTATGCATTATAGGAGAACATGAGCCTTGCTTCTCTGTATCTACATTCTTCTCTAAGGACGATGATAAATATGCATCCCAATATGAAAAGTTCTCTTCACTTTTATCCGGCTTGAAGGAATTAGTCGAAGAGACGGAAAAACAACCAAAGGGAGGAGAACAACCTATGGACAATTTTGAAAATAACTTAGGTACTCCCGCAGAAGAGCCTGTAGCTCAGGTTGCAGATGTCGAGCAGCCCGTTGAGGATAGCACGCCTACTGCAATTGAACCAGAACTACCTTTAGTAGATGATCCGGCTTTAGCAGAGCCAGCAGACGAATCTGCGGATGAGCCAATTGATTTTGAAGCTCTTCAGAACTCTATTACGGAATTAACAAACACTAATACTGAGCTAAGTACCAATTATGAGAATGCTCAGAATCGTATTGCTGAGTTAGAGCAGGCACTTGCCGATGCTACTGCCGCAAATGAAACCGCAAATAATCGCATTACTGAATTAGAAAATTCTATTGCTCAGTATGAAGCTGCACAAGCCGCGATTGAAGAAGAGAAGAAAAATCAGTTAATTGAAAAATATGAAAAAGTTATTGACGAAGAAGAAATTACTAAAGTTCGCGCGGAAGTTTCTAACTTTACTTATAGCGAGCTAGAAAGTAAACTCGCCATTAGCTTTGCTAACAAGCAGATGATGACTGAAGAAAATACAGTTAATGTAATTCCACAGCCTGAACCTGCAGTAAATGAATTCGCACTTCTCATTGAGAAGTACCGTAAGAATTAAGGAGGAATATGTTATGGCGATGAAAAGATTTCCTATTACCAATCCTGTTGGTGATATGGTAGATAAGTATCGTGATCCTGATGAAAAGCTATATGCCAGCCTAGAACTAAACCAGGTAGCTTTCCCAAAGACTGGCATGGTAGTTTCCCAGACTCCTCTAGGAGAAAACTTTACAAAAGCTGCTCCTTGTGAGAATGGTATGTGGGTCGTAGGCGATAAGGCTGCTGGTGCTATTAATCCACCAACTGCTGCAACTTCTGCCCCAATTGGTATTGTATATACCACAGAAAAAGAATATGATATGATGCACTATGGTCTACAGAGGTTTGGCCGCAAGGTTGCTGGCGATTATCCTCGTGTAGGCTTACTAGGTGTTGGCGACACTGTAACCACTAACTGCTTACAGTATGATGACACCGTTTTCGCAGCGGCTAGCGGCAAGACTGCAGAGCAAGTACTATTAGACGCTCTAAAGGCGATTGATACTACTCCTCTATATGTTGCTATTCATGCTGTTGGACAGAACGAAACCGTTTCTGCTGCTAATGCAGTTCCAGAAATTGTAAAGAATATTCCACAATCCGGTATTTATGGCAAGATCGTAAAGTTCTATACCATTCCTAATGGTGGTCTTGGCGTTAAGTATCAGATTATTAGAATTTAATAGGAGGTGCGAACGTTATGGATAATCTACACATTTTAATGAACGGCGTATTTGGACGTAAAGTTCCTGCTGAGTTCGCAGCCGCCGATTATGATTATGAAGCTGCTCTACGTGATGAGCTAGCTAAGTTAATGACTAAGGATGGACGTCATTTTAATCGTCATGTCTTTAATCGTAATAAGGATGACATTTTTGAGCTACTTGAGCAGAATCTAGAGGAAGTTCTACCACAGAGTGTACAGTCTGCTCTAGATATGTTCGTTGAGACTCTACATTTCTAGCAGGGCACTCGTCCTGAGTTCCGTGTAACTCGTGGCAAGCAGAGGGGCAAGCAGTTTGTTACCCGTGCTACTGAGTCTGGTAACTATGAGACCTTTAGACTAGATCGTGATCGTTTTGATGTTTACATTCAGGCCATTGGTGGTGCTGGATACGTAGACTTTGAGCGTTATCTCGATGGTCTAGAGAGCATGACCGATATCTATGAAGTAATTCAGGAAGGTATTGTTGATCGTCTATTTGAGATGGTTCAGGAATGCTTACTAGCTTCTTGGAATGCTGCTGGTCGTCCTTCTCGCAATAAGGTTGCGGCTAATACCTTTAATCCTATTGCTATGAAGAAGCTCTGCAACACTGTTGCGGCTTATGGCACTCCAGTTATTTATTGCACACCTGAATTTGCTGCTGAGATGGTAAATGCTATTGTTTATAGTAATGCTAATCCAAGCTGGGTTGGTGGAAAGATTTCTGATCAGGATATGATTGATATTCGTGAACGCGGATACATTGGCAAGTTCCAGGGTGTATCAGTTATTGTTATGCCTCAGTCCTTTACTGATGAAACCAACTCTAAGACTGTTATGAATCCATCTTTTGCTTATGTCCTACCATCTGGTAAGGAAAAGCTAATCAAGATGGCTTTCGAAGGATCTCCATACTTCCGTGAGTGGGATGATCATGAGGGCGACAATTCTTTCACCCTACAGGGCTATGTAAAGGTTGGTGTCGGCATGTTCTCTATGCCCAACTATTGGGGAATCTATTACAATGCGGCACTAGATGCAGACAGCGGCTGGAAAGCTTACAACCAGAGTCTAGTTCCGAAGTTCGACGACAATACTAACAACAATCAGTAATTGATTGATAACCACTGGGGTGGGTGATTTACTCACCCGCCCCATTTTTTTCTTTTGGAGATAAAAGGAGGAATTTATTATGAGTAAAATTACATTAACTAATGTTGGCACGGCAACCGTATCACTATTTTTCCCAAATATTAAGTGGAGTCGTGATTTAACACCCGGACGTGCTGTTCCTGTGTCACAGGAAGATTATGAAGAAATGACTTTTGATCCTGGCTTTATGGCTCTTGTTAATGGACACTTCATTAAAGTTGAGGGTCTTGCAGAGGATGAGCAGGTTGAAGAAGTAGGCACTGTAGTGAGTGCTACTGATATTGCAGCTATGTTTGATAAGAATGATGTCACTAGCTTTGCGAAATTTATTCCTAATGCTACCGAATCTGAAAAGGATTCTGTTGTAAAGATTGCAGTAGATAAAGGAATCACCAGTCCTGCATTTGTTGCTTTAATTAAGAAATATTGTGATGTTGATATTATTAATGCTATTAATATGAAACATCAGGCAGAAGAGAAGTGATTTAAATGGCGACCCCTTTCTTAAAAGTTTATGACGCTTTTTTGGCGCGGATAACCGCAGATGAATGGACATTGGAGGAAGAGCTCGCCATTGTTGAACGAGATTGGCAAGAACTTCTCAAAATGGCTATTGAACGTTTTAAATATCCACGTATTAGTTTAGAAATGGAAGAGTTAGAACAGTCAGAAAGTGATAATCCTATTACAGTGATGCAATTTAAAGAGGATTTAACTAATGCAGAAATATAGATGCTTGCGCTTTATATGAAGCATGAATGGGTTAAACGCTGTATTGCTAGTTGGGAAAATATACGTTAGTTATATGTTGACAGTGATTATTCTCAAGCTAACCACCTTGATAAATTAAATAAGCTTGAATCTCAAGTCGCGCTAGAGGTTCATAAAGCAGAGGGACGATATGATAGATCGCGTAACCATAGTCCAGCCGCAATCTTTAGACGATTGGCCGGAAAGCAAAAATATATCTAATGAAACTTTTGATGGTTATTTAAATAAATTAAAAGGCCGATTATATGGTCTTTTATGTGAGCGCGAAAAAGGTGGCGAATGGGTTAAATTTCTTGATTCTATTACAATAGAATTAATAGGACTTGGCGCGAATAGTATTAATTGGTGGGCATTGATAGGAAAAATCAATTCCTTGCGCTATTTAACATATGAACACTTTAGGCGTACTATATTTGAAAGTATGCATTTAGTGGATGGATTAGAGGCTCCAGATGAATTATCTTGAAGTATATTATTCGCGCTTAAATCATTTTGGCGAAACTACTGGTGAACGTATAACTAATGGAGGTATTCGTACTTTTCAGCGATGGAAAAATGAATCTCCACATACAGTCTCTACTCTTTCTGTAGAGCGTGGATTATATTTTGATGGCATTATTTTACAAAGTAAGGATAAGACATATTAGAAGATTATGCATTTAAATGTCTCTAACGATATTCCTATTAAGGTTGGAGACATTATGAATTGGCCGCAAAATGATGGGTCAATTGAGAAATGGCTTTTACTTTCAGAGGAAAAGAAAGTAAATGGCACTTATCGTACTTTTGATATATTGAAATGTAACTATTTGATTAAATGGATTAATAATAAAGGATACTTGCGGCAATCTTGGGCATATGTACTTAGTTCTACAGATGACAAGATTAAGGGAAACTTTCGTACTTGGCATAATTTAATCTCACCTCAACCGAATAAGTATGTAGAGATTATTATGCCACGGCCTATAGATGAGCATTCCGAAGTTATTAATACAGTAGATCGCGGAACAAACTTTATTATCGAAGATGAGAGTTGGAAAATGGTTGAAGCTGACTTTACTAGCGTGTCTGGTATAATTTACATGTCTTTAACCGAAAATAAGGTTAATAATGAATATGATGATTTAAACGTAGATGTTGCAGATATAGATAAATTATTATTTCCTACGCTAGAACCAGTATACAATATTGGAGATGAGATTATTCCTAATTTCACGGAATAGACATTAAATGAATGGGAAATTGTATTAACACCTATTCAAAATGAAGAGTATGTAGCATTCAATGAAGCTGGACATTTAGTGGCTTAGGCCGCAGGAAATGCGATTATTCAAATGCGGCTTAAGAATATTGGTATAGATGATCCTAGACGTGCTATTGTAAAAGAATATTAGATTGTAATTAAGGCTAGTACGGATGAAGGATCATTATATATTTACGGGCCGGATAAGCTGCGGCTCGACCGCTATGGTAACTATTCTTTGGTAAATGAAGGCGCAGAAGACACAGCCTTATCTGACGTTAGCATATCTATATCAGACGGCGTTGATTTGGCTTCGATAGTACCGTCTGGTAATATATATGTATTACATGCTAATAATAAAAATAAACTAGGTAAGCTTACTTTAACCGCAACTTATAATAATAAAGTTTATACTAAAACAGTTGAAATAATTCCATTATGGTGAGGTGAATAAAATGGCATTAGAATAGCCAACTCAGCGCCGATTCGCTGTGATGGGACTTAATACATTTAAAATCGCTAATAAATTAATGTCAAATCCGCGGCTTTGCCGCCTGTTAAAATACTAGGTTAGAGATCCTTTTAATGAAGAGAAGTATCCTCCGGTAGATGGAGCAGAGCTAATTAATAAACAAATTTTAATTGTTCCTAAGATATTTGATGACAGCACAGAAAAAATGTCTTATGTAACTGCTCTATTCGATGGATTTGTGGTTAATTAGTTAAATCCAGAATTTAAAATATCCACTGTCCGATTTGATATTGCTTGCCCTTATGAAGAATGGCTTATGGATGATCAGTCTTTGCGGCCATATCTTATTATGCAAGAAATAGATGAAATGTTTAATGGCGCGAAAATGGCAGGTATTGGTACATTGCAATTTTATCGCGCAGATCCATTAACATTGACTCCTTGGATCGGCGGTTATTCAATGGTGTATAAAATCAATGAATTTAACTGATGATGATGTTTTACGATTTTTAAAAGGCTCACCAGTATTTATAGATGACATATGCGCGGTGTTTCCTGCCACTTTAGGGCAAATTGTTGATGAAGGGTATGAAGAATTTTAGAAGTATTTGAGTGTGCTTACAGCTGTTAAACCGAGTACTTAGCACGATGCTGATTAGGAATTGAAAGAACTAATGTCTAAATTAACAGACTTTTAGTATATCTTACTAATGGCTAATTTAGACCCACAAATTCATACCCTAATGAAAAAAGGTTTCAAATTTTTCACTCATGAAGATGCAGTTTTTTCTATGGAACCGGCACAAATTATTATAGGCCCTTTGGCGGAAAAACACCTATTAACTGAGGATAAATTCTACGATTTTTAGCGATTACTTCGTAGAATGTATTTTTTAGAAACAGAGGATGAAGAGATTATTATTTATGAGGATGACCCAGAGATTACTAAGCGACTTAAAATGCAATAGCGCGATCGGCGCGAAAAGCTTCGCCGCGCAAAAGCAAAAGAAGCAAAGAAAAATGGATCAGATTTAAAGTTCTCAGATTTAATAGCAAGTATCCCTCTGAATAATTGCGGCCTAAATATATCGAATATTTGGGATATTACATATTACGCTTTTCATGATCAACTCAAGCGGATGGGGTGGCGTGATTAGTTTAATATAAATCAGCAAGCCGCATTAGCGGGTGCTAAAATACAAAAGTCGCAATTGAAGCATTGGATGCGCTCAATAGCTGATGGCGACAAGTCATAATTTGGGAGGTAACTTTTATGGCTAACAATGTTAATATTTTTGACAAGTATGGTATTAAAGAAGTTGCCAATGTTTACTTCGAAGCTCTAGACGATGATCTAAAGACCGGCGTATACAAGGGCGATATCGTACTCTTCTTAGACACCCTAAAAGTTTCTACCATTGAGACCACTGCTGAGAATGTAGCCGCACAGGGCGGTTGGGGAAATCCTAAACTCGTACAGTGGGATTATGGTAAGGAAATCAATATCACTCTAGAAGATGCTCTAATGTCTCTAGAATCTCTACGTTTCATGCTAGGTGGCGCTATCAAGCGTCCTATGGGCCAGGATACTGTAGTTGTACATCACACTGAGGAAGTAACAGCCGTAGCAGGCACTGGTGATAATGCAGCAAAGGTATTTGTACCTGCTCCAAAGGATCATATCACTGGTATTCAGATGTTACCCGCTGCTTCTACTGCCCATCCAATTAAGTTAATTAACTTAACCAAGGGCTATCGTACTCAGATTACTGAAGGTACAATGGCAGCTCTAAATAGTGTTACCTTTAAGAATCCAAAGGCCGGCATTGCTTCTGCTGGAGAAGCTCCTTCTGCTGGTGATAAGATTCGTATTTTCTGGGATGAAATCGTTGCTGCGGCTACCGAAACTGAAGATGCAGTTGAAGTTACTATTTCTCCAGATACCTTCCCTGGCACTTATAAGGTAGTTGGCGATACTCTAATCCGTTCTGAAAAGACCGGTCGTGACGAGCCATTCCAGTTCATTATCAATAAAGCTAAGGTACAGAGCAATGTTACTATTACTCTACAGGCTGAAGGCGATCCTTCTACTTTCGAAATGACCCTAAACGTTCTACGTGATGGCGACGAAATGATGAAGCTAGTTCGTTACAATGTAACTACTAATACTTCTGGTACTGCTGAGACTGACATTGGCTCTCTAACCGCTGAGGATTCTCAGACCCCTTAATTAACTAACAAATCCTAGGGACTCTTCGGAGTCCCTGGGTTTTTATTAGGTAGGTGAAAACCTTGGTAGAAGAATATTTTGGTATAAAAGAATTATATGAAGTTGTTCTTCGTGCGAAAACCGCTATGAACTTTGGTGAACGTTATATTGAAGCGGATGAACCTGTTCTTTATTTCGATCATATAGCAATGTCAATGTTATCGGAGTAGAATAAAGCAATTTTCGCACGCGGCGGCTGGGAAAATTAGCCTAAAGTTATTTGGCAGGATAGATCTGAAGTTAGATTTCAAATGACTCAAGGCGTTGTGTCTTAGTTTGGTTTAGGAGTGCTTTTAGGCGCGAGAGCAGTTGTTAAAGGTATAGATAAACCAATACTAATGCATAAGAAAGAGGGGCCAATGGAACTTAATGAAGAACATTAGTTATTTTTGGAACATTGGCCTGTAGAAAGTAATAGAAAGAAGACTTTTATATTTGATTTTGCGCGCGATTCCGTACAAAAGAAAATATATGGAAAACGTATTACTGGGAAGAAAGATCCTTTCGATGATAAAAAGGATCGTCCTTGCTTGGAATTATACGAGGATAAAGAATTGACAATATTGGCAGACACCAATAAGAAATATGTAGTAGATTATTACTATGATTATGGGAAAGAGGCTCTTTCTTATACATTAAAGAAAGAGCGTTTTAATGGCTTGTTTACCTTAGAAGGGAAATTTTATTCTAAGGACGAGAATGAGGGCATGAATTATACAAATATTTTGTATATGCCTAAAGTTAGGATCGTAAGCGATATTAACTTGCGATTGGGAGAAAGGGCTGATCCAACGGTGTCCGCGTTTGATATAATAGGGTTGCCGGAGACTGTCGGTGACGAATAGAATTTAATAGTTGAGATTTAGCATCTGGGAGAGGATTTGGATGCTGATATATGATAGCCACTTTCTTGCGAGAAAGTGGCTCTTTTTTTATTTTATGAGTAAAAGGAGATGAAAGGGAATGGCTGATGCAATTTAGGTTCCAGTACGATTATAGATAGCGAATTTATAGGACTTAGTGAAGAATCTATAGAGTACTTTGGGAAATTTAAAAATAGGCACAAAAGGTTATTAGGATGTTGAAAATGCAATTAAGAGAATTCAAAGTGATATTGATAAACTACAGTTGCAGAGTTCTAAACCATTTGTTTCTGAAAAGCAATTTTCTACAGCGGATAAAACAGTATCTAAGTTAGAAGAAGATGTGAGTCGTGTAACTTAGATGATGTCTCGTGTTAAATTTGGAGACTTAGAACTTAACAATACCCAAAAGGCGCAATTAAAAGATTTTGAAACACAAATTGAAAATGTTAAGAAAGCAATTGAATCATTAAAGGGCGTCGCAAAAGCTGATTTTCTTGCTGGCGATATAGGTAAATTATATTCTGATCTTGACCCTGCGGCCGCAACTCGATCTTTTGAAGATATTGGAAAACGTATTGATCAAGAAGTAGATAAATAGATACGAAGTGTTAAAGCGGCAGAAGATGCGCTAAAAGATTATTAGAATGCATAGCGTGTGAATAACAACATTGATTAGTTTCTATCTGGTAAAAATGGATTAGATGCTAAGACAATGGGTAAGCAGTTATATGATAAAATCTTCTAGCAAGTTTCTATGAAAAACGGAAATATGGTTACTCGTTTTACTGGAAAAGGGCGCAGTTTACTAGAAGATTATTTAACGCAATAGTATAGTTTAGATCCGGCTTTTGCCCATGATTTGGTAAGCGATAAGGCCAGCGAAGTATTAAAGTTAATATCAACTTCAAACGAAGCTTTAACAGCAAAATTATAGGCCATTAAGCAGCGTAATGCGGCGACTATTAATAAAAATTCTACAGCTAAGATTGCCGTAGATGAGGCATAGAAAAAACTCGATGATGCGTTAGCTATGAAGTAGACGCATACTGATGCGGGAAAAACATTAGATGAATCTACTAGTAAGATGAATTCTGGACTAACTACACTAATTGAAAATTTTCATAAATGGCAGCAAGCTCAGGCTGCCGCAGCAGGAGCCTCTCCTGCTTTAACATCTAGTGTATAGCGTTTTAATTAGGAAATTCAAAATTTACGCACTAATTTAGCTTCATCTTCTTCTGAGTTCTTGAGATTACAACGTACTGCATCTAATTTTAATGCTATTAAAATGTCTATTGTTAATTTTATGGGCTTTAGACAAGTATTAAACGTAGTAAAACGAGGTATTTCCGAAGCTGTTAATCATATTAAAGAACTAGATACTGTAATGAATGGTATTTCTATTGTTACAGATATGTCTACGAGTGATCTATGGGGTCAAGTTGAAGCCTATAGTGATATGGCGTAGAAATATGGTACTACTATAAAAGGTGCATATGAAGTTTCATAGATTTACTATCAACAGGGTTTGTCTACAAATGAAGTTTTAACATTAACAGACTAGACATTAAAATTAGCAAAAATTTCTGGACTAGATTATGCTACAACTACTGACTATATGACTACTGCTCTTCGTGGCTTTAAGATGGAAGCAGAAGATGCGGGTAGGGTTGTAGATGTTTATAGTAACCTAGCCGCCCATACTGCAGTATCATAGGAAGAACTTGCAATTGCAATGAGTAAAACAGCTTCTTCTATGGAATCTGTCGGGGCAACATTTGAAGAAACCTCTGCAATGATTGGTACAATGGTTGCCGTTACTCGTGAATCTCCTACTAATATTGGTAGTGCTATGAAGAGTATCGCCTCTCGTTATGGTGAATTAACAAAAGATCCTACGATTTTAAAAGATAGTGAAGGCGAAGAACTAGTATTCAACAAAGTTGATGCGGCATTACAGTCTGTAGGTATTTCAATGCATACTGTAGATGGACAATTCCGTTCATTTACTGAAGTTATTACTGAATTAGGAGAGAAGTGGGACGAATTAGATAGCACACAATAGCGTTATATTGCTACTCAATTTGCTGGTAACCGTCAGCAATCTCGTTTCTTGGCTTTAATTAGTAATATTGATACATTTAAAGCAAATTTGGAATATGCTGAAGATAGTGAAAATACAGGTACTTTACAAGCTTTGAAATCACTTGATTCTATTGAAGCCAAAGCGGAGCAAGTACGTGTTGCTTATCAACAAATGTATACCTCCCTCGGTGCAGAAGAACTATGGAAAGATGTTCTTGACATCGTGCGCGGTTTTGTAAATACTCTTAATGGCTTATCTAAACCAGGTGCTCTAGTAACATTGATTGATACTATTAAGACATTAAAAAATATAGGCATAGGTACAGTTAGTAAAGTTTCTGATTCATATTTTAATGGCAATGGTGTTCTCGGATGGCTAACTGGTGGTAAATATAGACAACAAATTTTAGAATAGGATAAGGCTAGAAAAGCATAGCATGAACCTTTAATGTCACATTTGTTTGGTGCCACTACACAAGCTAATACGGCAGTAGATAGCAAGCGCGCGGCAGAAGAAGGTGCCGCCGCAGCAGCAGAGCGAGAAGCAGCTGCTAATGAAAGAACCGCCGCTGCAGCACAACAGGCGGCGGCTGCGAAATAGGAGAATAAGAGTGCGAATTCAGAAACGGCGACAAGTCAACCTCAATAGCCAACTACCGCAGTAGATTTAGCAACATAGTTTGCAGGAAACGGCGTTACCCAATAGTTAAAACGAAATTTTAATCTTAGCGGTGATATTGAAGCGATAAAAGGAGAGTTATCCAGTTCTCTTAATGCAGTTATATCTTAGACAGAAGGAGCAAGCGCAGCTTTAGCTAATGCTGGTAAATTAGGAGTTGAGCAATATTTAAATGGTATTATATCTGGCATTCCGGAATTATCAGATAAGGCGGCTGAATTATCTGCAGCACTTGTCGAAGGTTTAAATATCAGTTGGCCATAGTCGGAGAGTCCTGTAAATAGTTTAAATATAGATAATTTAAAATCTCAAATTACAGAGTTTTCTCAAGCAGCTAATTTAGAGCCAATATGGATTGAAGCCCGTTTAAAATTTGTTGATGAAATACAGGCTTTGGATCCAACTATATTATCATAGATTTAGGAAGCAATTAATGCAATTGACTTTAGTTCTCCAGATTGGCAAACAGATTTTACCGCGGCTATAGAGAAAATTAAAGAAAATGCAGCTAGTCTTGGTATTGATTTAACGCCAGCCTTCGAAAAAGCGGGTGAAAATGGTATTGCTGGACTTGTAGCTGGCTTATCTTCTGGGAATCCTGCCGCAGTTGCAGGTGAAAAAGGTACATAGGTCATTGAAGCATTAAAAGCTGGTATGGGCTGTCATTCTCCTTCTGTATTTGCAATGATTGCTGGTTAGAATGTTATTGCAGGTTTATCTGAAGGGATACAATCTTCTGCACAAGAAGCAGTAGATGCAGCAAATAAAGCAGGTACTTCTGTTATCGATGCTTTAAAAGAAGCTATGAAGTTCGATGATAATAGTTTTGCGGCTTTCAAAGATAGCATACTTGCATAGATTGATTAGCTTGGTCCAGACGTTAGTGAAGGAATGAAAGCAAGTATGCGTCAAGTAACAAATAACTTGACATTTGAAGATTTTCTTGCAGGAAAAGCTCCTCCTGAATTTTATTAGTTTGCAGGTATGTATGGAAATGCTGTAATGCAATCTGGAGTAGCTTATGCTAAGCAGAATATTGATACAGCAGCATAGGAAAAAAGTGATGCTTTAGGCTCATAGTTATTATTAAATGAAAATGGTTTAACTGCGGAGCAGCAAGCAGAGTATGATGCGAGAAAAAAAGCAATTACGGCTAAATATGATACAGAATTTAATGATTTAAAGAAACAAAGAAATTAGATTGAAGAAGAACAAGAAATTTTATCTTAGAAGAAGGCGAATTCTTCTTTATCTGAAGCCGAGCAAGCTAGATACGATGACTTAGAACGGCAGAAAGCAGAATTGACTTCTCGTATGGCTCAAATTAACGGGTCTCCACTAACCGCGAATAATTTTGGTGGCTTTAAAGGTCTTGAGTAGTAGGCAAAAGAAGCTTTAGATGCGGAATATAGGGCAGTCGCAGAAAATAATCAAAAATATAATCAAGGTTTAAATCGTGATAAAAATAGTATTACGGCTGATGCAGAGCGTGAAAAACAAAAAATAGAATCCGAAGGATAGCTAGCTGCAAATAAAAATGCTAGAGATTTAGAATATCAAGCAAGTCGAGATATATATGGAAAAGATGCTCGTGCTGTTTTTACTGAATTTGATAATCTAGTATAGAATCTTTCACATTAGCATAGAGAACAGGAAAAGGTTCAAGAAAGTGCAGCAGCATTTCGTGAAACTTATGGTACATCAACTCAAAATGCATCGGCTACAGCAACACCAGTGGATACGGCTGCAGTAGAAGCCGAAACTGCTGCAATTAATGAAAAAACTGCGGCATTGGAACGAGAAAAATAGGCTCAGGAAGCAGTACCATAGACGCCAATAGATGTTACTGTAGATCCAGAAGAGGCTCAAGAATAGGGCGCTATCGCTGGAGATGCTGCAGCTAGTGCATATGGAGAAGAGGTGAGCAATAAAAATGTGTCACCTTCTCCAATAAATAAGGGTGAAGCTGCAGAGGACGGTAATGATGCAGGAACGACTGCAGGTGATAGCTACATTGCCGCAGTGCGTAATAACAATGCATCGCCATCTCCAATAAATAAAGACGAAGCAGTAAATGACGCTAACGACACCGCAGCAGTTGCAGCTGATGCATATGGAGAAAAGGTGAGCAATAAAGATGTGCCGCCTCCTCAACTAAATAAGAGTCAAGCTGAGGAGGATGCCAAGGCTACAGCAGAACAGGCTCAAGCAGCAGCTGCTGCGGAAAAAGCTCAAGAAACCGCAGAACAAGATCAAGACGTTGTTGCAGAATTAGCAGAACAAGCTCAAGAAATTGCAGAACAAGCTCAAGAAGATGCAGAATCAGATACAGATAAAGGTGCAGAACAAGAGAAAAGCACTCCTGCAGAATAGTCATCCTCATAGGATAGTTTGCCAGGAGCCTTATCTGCCGTTGCAGACACCGCAAAAGGCGCTGCTGCTGCGCTCTAGGATCTAGCTACTGCAGGTAAAGGAGCAGCAGACGCAAATAAAGCAGGAGCAGAAGCGGAATAGGAAGAAAAAGATGCTGCAACTAGAAATGCTGAAGCTAAAGACAGAGAAGCAGAGGCGTCTAATGGTACAGAAGATGCTAAAACAAGAGAAGCAAGTGCTTCTGACCGTGCAGCAGATGCAGATAATCGCGAGGCAGGAGCGAGTGAACAAGCTGCAGCCACGAAAGGTGGTTTTGGTAGCGGGAATATAGGAGGTTTTTCTAGTACAAAATTAAGTCAATTAGGTAGCGGTCTTAGTATGCTAGCTGGGACTCTTCCAACATTACTATCCAAACATGGTGTAATGGATTAGAGATCTTCTGAAAGGCTTGGTGGAGGTCTGAATTTTGTTAGCGGTGCTGCTAAAGGAGTTGCTGGCTTTTTTTCTGGTAATCCTATGATGATTATTAGTGGCTTTATGAGCGTTCTTAATGGAATTGATCAATGGAACGAAGATGAAAAAGAAAAATTAGAACGTTTAACTAAAGAATCTGAAGAGGCTAAGAATGAATCTTTAAAAGCTACTGGTGAATACAAAGAATTACAAAGCGCAGAAAAGAAACTAACTGATTTACGTGCTAAGAGGTATGACAGCGAAGAAGATGCTGAAGCATATTAGAATGCCGTTAATGATTTAACTTCTAAATTTCCTCAGTTAGTTGCTAATTTTGATGAGGCTGGTAACGCTATATTAGAAGAAACTGCACTTACCTAGGCTTTGACCACAGCACGTAAAGAAAGTGCATAGGCGGCCTATGATGCAGCGAAAGCTGAAGTAGCCAGAGCGAAATAGGCAAAAGAGAATGCCTTGAGTGAAGCAAGAAATAAAATTACTTCTAGTTTAGACTATTTAGCTACTGGCCCAGATACATATGTTTCGCCTAAAAACAATTCTGCGAGATATGCTAACTTACTTAATAATTCTTCATTAATGCAACGAGTTTTATGGGATAATTCGGGCGTATCAAACGATGCAAATTCAATAACTGACTTTATAAATTCTTTTGAAAATGAAAATCTTGCATAGTAGGCATTTTTAACTGCGTTATATAATCAAACTAAAGATGGTGATTTATAGACATTTTTTAGAGAACATTAGTAGTTTGAAGGACTCTATCTTTCGACTGATGTCTTGGATGAATTATTGAATACTCCCGAAGAAGAAATTGGTCTTAAAGATAGCAATTTCTAGGAAGCCGTAGGATTTTTCCGTGCATTTCGTAATTTGGGTACATAGCGCAATGAAGCTACGGCAGAAGAACAAACAAAAGCTGCGAATGATATTAATCAAGCAATTACTCAACTTCATAATGATGCACGAGATGGAACGGGCGATTTAAATGCAGATTTAGAAAGTTTAAATAGTTTATTAACACAATATAGTGACGCTAAATACGGATTAACTGAAGATATTGCAAATGTACGTGATGCACTGAGTGGAGGTATTAGTAATCTTGATACTTTTAATAAAGAAGCAGCGCAATTACAAGTTGGTATAAAAAAATAGATTACTGAGAAATTACGGACTAATTTTGATCAATCGGCAGTAATTAACAGTAGTACTGGTATATTTGAATTAATTTCATCTAAATTAAATTCTGATTATGAAGCTGCTTTAGAGTAGACGCCTGATTTAGAATTTGATGCTTGGTGGCTTAATACCGGAATGAACTTAGCTCAATCTTTAATGTCTTTAGGAGATAGTATTCTTAATCAAATGACCGATGCTTAGCAGAGTGAATTTAAGTCTATGATTAAGAATAATCGTTACTACAGTGCCGATACAGTTAAAAAATATTTAACAGAGCGAGGCTATTTAACCAACGAGGGGTGGGAAACCGAAGAAGGTAAGGCATTTAGCGACTCTATTGATTAGACTTTTGCTGCCCAAGAATAGGTACGAAAGGATTTAATTGAAAAATATGCGACACAAGGTACCAATTTATCTGGTATTCAAAAATTCCAAAATCGTATGTTGTCTTAGTTAGATAAAGATACAGCCACAGAAGCTACTCGCGCAATGTACAATGACATCATTAGTAAGTATGAAGATATATATAAGTATGGTGATGATTTATCTGCATCTTATGGTTAGAAGGCATTAATATTTACTTCTGCCGTAATGAGACTTCAAGATGAAGAGCGCATGTCTGTTTAGCAAGTTTTAGAGCAAACAGGTTATACTGCTGAAGGATTACGTGAAGCTGCTGATAAACTTCGTGAAAATAAAGATGATAATCTTACAGACAAATAGGCTAGTGATATTGCGAGTAAATTAGAAGCTATGGCAGATACCATGCTTACTAATATTGGACTTACATTAGATGCTCAAATTGATGCTTTTGTTAACAATTGGTCAGATGCTTCTAAAAACATTTCTACTGGATTATCGGGCATGGATGCTACTTCTGCATAGAAATGGTTAACTGAGAATGCGAAGTATTTGGAAAAAGGTGGCTTAAAAGATCTAGATTTATCAGATTTAACTTATGCAGATGGAAAATTTTATACCAGTATAGAGTAGTTACGAGCATATGAACAAGGATTTGCTGAAAATTATCGTGCACAGGTTAAAGCAGCTACTACAGAGTTAGATAATATAGTATCGAAAAATGGCTTAAAATCTACCGATCTTGCAAGTATTTCTGCAGAGGCCACAAGTTTAAACAAAGATTAGTAGACAGATATTAATCAATTAGCAGCCTGGGCTTCAGAGATTGGTTTAACTGATTTATTTACATTTGAAGTAGATGAAGAAGGAAAATATACTGGTAATGCTAAACTGGCTAAGGGCACTGCAGAGGAAGCATACAAAGCCATATTAGCTAAAGCGCAAGAATTAAAAGAATCTGGAACACATGTAGACGACTATATTTAGAATTTTTATTAGGAGCAAATAGATACTTTACAAGATGCTATTGATGTAGGAGAATATCTTAGTTCTGAAACGCGTGGAAAGGATACTGAATCTCGTAAAACATTAGAAGATTAGATTAGCCGCTATTTAACTGCATTAGATGTAGCTGGAAAGTTACAATTACCAGAAAGTTATTTAAAAAAAGCTGGATCTGAGGCGAGAGAACCATTAATTAGAGAATATACTAAGGCGCTAATTAAAGATTTGGAAGCAGGCGGATTGCAAGCAGTACAAGCTTTAAAGACCCTTAATCCCGATGCAACTTCTGAAGAATTAGAACAAGCCTATTCTTATCTTTTTACTGAATGGCAACAAGCATTTGAATAGCTTAGTTCTATTGAAGTTGGCTCACTAGCCACTGGTAAAGTTAAAGATATTCTTTTCGGTCTTCATATGGTTGATGAAGATGGTGTCGTTAATGCTACTTTTGATATGGTAGAAGCTTATACGGCTATCTATACTGAAATGAAGTCTACTGCTGGCGCAACTACTGCCGATCTGAACAAAACCTATGCTGAACTTCTTACTGCTAAAGACCAACGTAATATGGATGTCACAGAGATGCTCGAAAATGCGTCCGGAATGACATACGATGCATTAGGACAAATCCTAAGTCGTTATAATATTAGACTTGAGGACGCGTTAGATGATGCTGCTGGTTATGGTTTAGAGAGTACAGGCTTTGGAAAAGTTCGTTTAACCAATTGGGAAGCTTTTGCCAAGAAGGTATTTAAGACTGAAGATTTAGCGGCGATTGCAAATACGCCAGAGTATATTAGCGCTTTTAAGGCTTATAATGATGGGCTTATTGAGTTAAATAAAAATACTGAAAAGGTTATAGTAGATGAAGTTAAGTAGATTGAAAGTGCAAAAGAGGGAGATTGGCTTAATTTAACCGAGTTTGGGACTTAGTATGTTACGGCATTAACAAAAAGTATTAATTTAGGAGATTATCTTGATTTAACTAATAATGATTTAGGGATCGCATAGAAATTATAGATAGAAGCCGAAAAATATAATGAACAAATTATTCCTAAATTAAATAAAGAGCTTAATAAATGGGGCGCAAAGTTTGAGGATGGTATTCTTAAAATTGGTGATAACGCTAACTTATTAGGCATTGCTTAGACGTTAGAATAGGCAGCACAATAGGCAGGCTTAGATATCGGCAGTGGACTCGAAGAAGTTAAAGATGCTGTTCTTAATATTTTAAAATCCTATGCTGAAGCTATTACAAAAGGAATTTCTGGTGGTTTAACTAATACAGAAATGAGTGATTTAAAAACCAAAGCCAGAGATTTTGGAATTACAGACCTTCAATTTGTAGAAACTGCAGAAGGATTTAAATTAGTAAAAACTTCAGCTATAGAATTATATTCTGCTTTAAAATCAATTGATGCCTTACATGCTGAACAAGCTTTTGATGCATTAAATGAATCATTACAAAAATCAGACGAACACTTTAAAACTACTGGAGCTTTAATGGCACATATTGCTAGTCTTCGTAAAGAGTTATATGCGGCAGATAATCAGGTTTCCAGTGCTAGAAAAGAGTAGTATGAAGCAGAATTAGCAGTTGCAGAAGAAATTCTTGCTGTTCGTTCAACTACTGAAGATGATTCTTTTAAGTTTATGGATTAGGCTATTCCTTCTGGTTAGAACAATCCATTAAATTATTGGGAAGGCTGGCAAAAGGCTTTTAATGCTATAAATGAAAGCAAAAAAACAAAGCGTATGGATTATACCGATTTCTATAATTTGATGACAGAAATGGGTAATCTTTCTGCAATGCTTGGTGGAAAAGGTATTTAGATAGGTAAAGATTTAGAAGTTAATTCACAGAATTATGCTGATTTAATTACTAATGCTGCACGTAATTTAACTACTACCGCAGATAATACCAATTTACAAGTTAATTTACCTGCAATCGATGTTGATTTTAGTTCTGCTGAAAATATGGTAAGTGATGTTTAGAGCGGTATCCAAGCTGTTGCAGATGACCAAATTAATATGCTTGATGGATTAATTGCATTATTAGAAACTATTGTTGCCATGGAGAAATTAAATGATATTGTCGGCGGCGGTAGTGAGGATAATGCAATTGATTTAGGAGATATTTTCCCTGAAATTCGTTTTGACGCTTAGGGCAATGCTATTAATCCAGAGGCGTTAACATATGTGGAAGACTATTCTGATTTTATTAAGTATATTCGTCAATAGGCCGTTCATAATGATGATTTAGCGAAAGCATTACAATCAATGAAATTAGATGGTATTTCTTTAGCAGAAATTTTTGAGATGGATGCCACTACGCTAGGTAAAAAGGGATAGAAATTTGTTACTGCGTATACTGCATTACTTGAAAGTCTACGACAAGCCTCTATATCTGGAGATTATGATGTAGATAATATTATGGCTAGCGTGAAAAACGTTTTGGCTGAATCAGGTTTAACTGATTTAACAATTGATACTGGTAAAGCTACATTGATATTCTCTGGCGGCACTATTACACAAGTTAATTGGGAAGAACCCAATACTGCAGAAGTAGTAGAATAGGTAACGGCTCGTTTACAGGTAGATACAGAAAAAGCAAGATAGGCTGTTATAGATGCCGAGCAAGCGTATGCAAAAGGTAAGGGTACTGGCGAATTAACTCTTCAAGAAGTTTTAATTGTTGAAGGTAAAATTAAAATAGATCCAGAAACAAAAGAATAGTCTATATAGGTTGGTAATAGTACTTATAAATCAAGTGATAGTAAGTGGCAAGGCGCGCTTGAAGCACAAAGTCTCCTTAAAATGGGGATAGATAGTAAAAATATATAGATAGAAGATGACCGAGCACTATCTACTGAGTATCATATAGGTAATAAATTCAATATTACTGTAGAAGCTAAAGACGGTATTACAACTATTACAGGCACTGGAGCATATGGTGAAACAATTACTGGTAATAATCAAGATGAATGGTTAAAGAACTATATATCAAGTTTCCGTGAATATTCCTTAAAATATGGAGAAACAGAAGCAGCTAAATGGACTGATAGTTAGATCTTATGGCGCACTTTAAAGATTCGAGTCAATACAGAAACTAAAGTTATAGATGAAAAAGGAAATGCCATAGATCTTTCTAATGATGCTGCTCGTCGTAAAGAGCTAACTGATATTCGAAATTAGTTACAAGCAGGGATGTCCGCAAAAGATTTGGGATTTACCGACTCTGGTGACGGCAACTGGGTTAAGACCTTAGAAACTGGCGGAACATTAGTTGTTGATGGAAGTAAGATTAAAGTAGACGTAGAAGGGAATCCAGATACCGCATAGTTTACTTCAGAAATAGAGTCTAGTCTAGGGATTGATCAGGCATTAAAAGATACTATTTCTGCTGGAATTACTGCGTCAATTCCTTCTCTAACTCAAGCCTTAAATACAATTGATGCTCAGCCAGTTCAAGACGTTGCAGCGGCAATTTCTGCAATTGCCACTGATGCGTAGACTGCTGTAACTAATATCTAGAACTTAGCTACTAATTTAGCTCAATTACAAACTCTTTCTCCAGAAAATAGTACTGGACAAGCAGCACAAGACTTAATACCTTCTTCACTTGAAATCCCGCTTAAATTAAAATAGGACGATGTAACAGCAGTACAAACATAGCTTAAGTCCTTTGAAGGTGAAGCTAAAATTGATGCTGACACGAGTGATTTTGATGATAAAGCAGAAGAAGTTAAGGGCACCTTAGATACAATTGGACTCGGCGCTGAGGCAAAAATTACTGTAGTCGATCAGGCTTCTGTTATTTTATCTCACATAGTTTCACTATTAAGATCAATTAATAGCAAAAACATTACTGTAACTACTACTTATGAAACAATAGGAACGCCTCCTGCCGGAGGTTTTGAATCTGGGGCAAACAAGGTTATTACAAACTCAATTAAGAAACCAGGTAAGGTGACAGGCAACATTGGTCTTGCCAAATCCAAAGGAACTCTTATGGGCGAACTTGGCCCAGAACTTGTGGTCTCCAACGGACGTTATTTTGTCGCTGGACAAAATGGCGCGGAAATGGTTGATCTTGCAGATGATGCAATTGTTTTCAACCACTTACAGACCGAATAGCTTCTAAAGAAGGGGATGTCCAATAGTCGCGGTAAGGCTGTTACCTCTGAAAAGAATGCGGTTGCATTCGCAACTGGTAATACCGGTCCTGCAATGGCTAGTGCTTCCGCGGCATTAGCTGCTTTAAAACAACTACGCGCAATGTGGGAATCTCTTAAAGAGGCTTCAGTATCCGACCTCGCCGGTGGCGGCGGTGGTGGAGGAGGAGGCGGCGGCGGAGAAGATTCCAAAGTCGTTGATCCTTCTATTTGGGTTGATACAGTTGAGCGCTGGTATAACCTAATGCAGAAGATTGCTAAGCTTGAGAAAGAAATTACACACGAAGAAACCTTACGTTCTAAACTACAATCTGACTGGAATGCGAATGGCAACCATTATTATGCTAGCTAGAAACGTTCTCTTGAAGCTTTAAAGCAATAGATTGATGCATAGGAACAACTTAACCTAAGTCGCGAAGCCTATTACGATCAGCGTGTTGAAGCGCTAAAGAACTAGCCTTTCGGCAAGCTTATTGAGTTTGATAACGAAGGTTAGATGCGCTTTAAATCTGGCGCGATGGAATGGCTAACTGATTTAGCTGGTTTTGATTCCTATGGAAAAGCCAACTATACTGACGAAGAGAAATATAATATACTCGTAGCCGCAGGTTATGAGGATTATATGAAGTATAGTGAAGGCGGCGAAATTAAGATGGATAGCGACAGTAACGGTGAAGTTACTGATGAAGAAATGCAATCTTTCTATGGTGAAGCTACAAAAGCTTTCTGGGACAAGATTGACGAGTATAAGGAAGCCACCCAGAGTCTTTGGGATTCTATTAAAGAAGGCGAAGACAGTATTCTACAACTTCAAGCCGATCAAAATGATTTACTTGAAGAAATTCGAGACAACCAGATGGAAGTTGAAGATGCTGTACTTAAAGCAATTGAAGATATGCGTCAGCGTGAAATTGATGCGTTACAGGATGAGCGCGATAAGTTAGAGGAATCTACTTAGAAATATATTGATGGACTAACAGATGCACTTAACAATGAGCGCTAGATGTATGAAAATCAATAGCAAGAAAATTCTCTCAATTAGCAAAGACGTCGTTTAGCTATTCTACAACGTTCTGGTGGTAGTGCGCAAGATATCGCAAATCTTCGTTCTGAAATTAACCAGTCTGAAAGAGAAAGATATTTTAATTTACAGCAACAACAAATCGACGCTATTCAGTAGGCTTCTTAGCTAGAAATCGAACGTATGGATAGTCAGATTGAGTTAATGACTGAAGCGCTAGATTACTAGAAAGAATATGGCCTACTTTGGGGTAACGTATATGAAGTTATGGAAGGAACAGCGCAGCAGATTACTTCTTTCATTACGAACGGTAATTCTGAGTTCTGGGCATTATCACCATTAGGAACTGCTGATAACGCAAATCAAACTTTATTTAAGGCGGAATAGTGGACTTCTTATAGAGCGGATTTAAATAATGCAAAAGCTGGTATTGGCGCGAATGGAGTAACTGCAAAAGATATTAGAGATAATGTCGCATTGATGGTTGCAATGACACGCCAGCAAATGAAGAGCAACGACTATGCTACCTTCGATGAAGCTATGAAAGCAGAATTTGGCGCTGGATATGACCCAAGCGGTGCATATCGTGACTTATTTAATTCTGAATACGATAAGCACGGAGATCTTACAAAAGCTACTGCAACTGCGAGAGCAAAATATGCAGCTGATAAAGCTGCGGCTGAAGCCGCGAGAAAAGCAGCAGAAGCTGCGGCGACGCAGGCTAGTTCTGGTGGCGGCAGTGGAGACTCCGGCGGTGGAGGTGGTGGAGGAAGCTCTACCTGTAATACCGCTTGTAGTAATTCGTGCGGTACAGAGTGTACTAAACGTTGCGCAGCAAATTGCGGTGGAGGATGCCAAATTCTTGCTGGTGGTTTTACAGTAGGCTTTAAAACTATAGTAGGTGATGCCACAAAAACCGCCGCTAAAGCTCCTACTCCATTAGCTCAGCCTAAAAAGAAATCTGTTGGCGGTTATGCTAACCACGGTATTTATGAGCTCGGTGAACTTGGTACAGAAACAGTCCTAACTGCTTCTCAAACCAAGATTCTCCGTGACAACATTCTCTCTAACCGTCCAAATTCTCTCATCTCTCTACTTAAATCTTATAACGAAGGTTATGATGGAATTAATAATTCCGTTAGTGGCGTAACTCCTGTTGAGGATAATTCCACCATTATCGAGAAAGTTGAACTCAAAATGGAAGTTAAACAAATTGCTAATGATTATGATGCTCGTCGCGCAGGCGAACAAGCACTTAACGAAATGATGCGTATTGCCCGTAAGACTGGCGCTGCGAACAGTATAAGGAGGTAAAAGGAGTATGGCAGATATTGCAACATTAATGGGTAATGAAGTGGAGTCTTAGACTCCATTTCGTACCCAAGTTTATAAGGCGACGCATGATGGGCAGCTTCGGCTGCCTTTCATGCAGCGCTCTTTTATTAGTTTTTCCTATGGTGGAAAAAACATTGAAGATTTTAATTTAATTGCATACACCAGCGGCGATAGGATGGAAAAAGCTGGATACGCAGATTTTGAAGACCTAACAACTACATATGACACAATTCAAGGACAATTCTATTGGGGAACATATTTTCATGCCAATACATTAAGTTTTACTTTGGCAACAGATGGTATAACTGAAAACGAATTAGATGAATTTAAACACTGGTTTAGGGCCGGTTCAATTAGGGAATTGATACTAGCCGAGCATCCCAATAGGGCAATCCTCGCGCGAGTATCAACACCGCCGCAATTACATCTTCTTGGATTTAAGCAAGAAGTAGAAGTGCCATTTCAAATCGGCAGTGATGAAAATATTCATGCTGTTTCCTACAAAACTTTTACTACTGTATATCGCGGCGAAATTGATTTAGAGCTTGTAATGGACGAGCCTTTCTGGTATTCTGTGCAGAATATCTTAGGGCATTAGAATACACTAGAAGGCTATTATGAAGAAAGCTGGATTGATGCTAATGGTCAATTGACTACTATTAAAGATTCTAAAGATGCACTTAAGATTATCTATGAAGATAGAATACCCTTAGGTAGTACTACTAAAATAGATGTATTCTTAGGTGGCGATATTTACGCATCTGTTAAATATGAAATATGGGCACGTATCGTGGGTGAAACTAGTAAAGACCTATATGATAGTGTAATGGAAGACGAAGCATCTTCAGATCAAATGAAATTTGCTTATTATACCGCAACAGAGGATCGTGAAACTTATGACCCTGAAACCGGCGAATCTTTAGGCCCAGCGCCGACTACTGTATATTATCGGGGCGGGCGCATTTACAATGATGAAACAAATCTTGGCGCGAAAATCGGTGGTGCAGAGTTAACAGGTTCTAGTGCGCCAGTACAAGGTATTGAATTGCCTTATGGCTCTAATGCAAATCTCTATTATGCTGGTACTGCGCCTTCTCCTGTAAAGTTGCGCTTTACTCTTAAACCGCAAATTAGGTAGCAAGACCCAACCGGCACTGGACAAGCTTTTTATATTATTACGCCACGTAATTCACATTCAGATGGTACGCCCGCATATAATACTATTACTTTGCGCGCGAGTGCCTTACATGAATTTAAGTTCACGCTACCGACTTTTTGGTTAAGTTACAATTAGGTTATTGAAATATTTGATAGCGATGAAATTATGGCGCCCGGTAATGCTTGGCTAACTGTACGCGAAACTATACGTGATACAATACGTCATCCAGTAGTTCGTGCTTGGGCCAATATGCTTCTAGATAAATATGATACCTTAAATGGAAATGGTATCATTGGTGATGCGAATCGGTATCGCGGCGATTTAGAAGAAGGTATGTCAATGCTTATATGTGATAAAACGGGTGAACCATTCTCTGCTGAATTTAGTTTTGATGCGAAAACCGGCCTTGCGATTGGAAAGTATACCTATCGTGATTTATAGCAGGCACGCGCGCAATTACCCAATATTGGCTCAACAAGTTCATGGCGTGAGTGTTTAAATTTAGTTGATGAAACAAATTATACTACTTCACAGGAAGAAAATGTTGGAGATATGGTGCGGAGTTAGTACCTAATATTAGATGAAAGAAATGTTTTAGATGGCAATTATTAGGTACAAGCTTGGGAAGAAGCGCATCCAGATTATGCTTACTTAATTACTCACGATGTATCTAATGGCCTCTAGGACTTACATTTTGAATTTAAAAACTTGTATCTCTAAGGAGCAAAAGGAGGAATAAATCATGGCTGATGGATTACTGCATTATTATAATACGAGAGTACGCAGCTATGAGGTTTCTATTTGGACACTTTAGGACAGATTCTTATCTGTCCTAAAGTGGTCTACTATGGATTGTAAAGGGTAGATTTAGGATGGATCTGTGGTTATGCGTGACGACGGAACGCAAGAGCTTACATTTTCTATTCCTAAATATTATCAGAACGGAGCATCTCGTATTGATAATCCTATGTGGCTACACCTTGAAAATTAGCCGCTAGAAGCCAATATGCATAAGCTGAAGATTATATTTAACAAGAACACAGAAGATGAGAAAGTACTTGAATTTTTAGTTACAGAAGTTACTCATGATCATTAGAGTGATAATATTGATATTAGCGTAAAAGCCGAAGGATTGGCTTTTCATGAGCTAGGAAAACTAGGATATAAAATTGCGTTATCTGAATAGAATTATTTAGATGCATTAGATGAATGGGAAGAAGAAGGTTTCTTGACTGAGTAGCCACTCAATAATATTTAGTTTTGGAATGATTTAGTATTCAAGAAGTCTAATGGAGATTGGAAATATAATTGGACATACGAGATTCGTATGGATTGGTCTTCATTCAAGAATCCGGACGTGTTTTAGGAAGCTTCATATAGAAAGAGTAATATTCTATATGAAGATGACTATGTATCTTCTTGGGAAGTTGGCGCCGATGGCAAGCTAGTTTCGCGTACTATATAGAATATGCGCGAAAAGTGCCGCATTATGGATGTATCAGAGAGCAATATTTATAATATAACGCAAGATATCGCTAAGCAATTTGGCGTTTTTTGCCGCTACGAATACACTCATGATAATAATTATTAGATTATCGGACGAAAAGTAGTTTATTATAATAACTATCTCTAGGATGTATAGGGACATATTGATTTAACTTATCCCTACAATTCTACAGCAATTACACGTACTGTAGATAATAGTAATGTTACTACTAAGATGTTTGTAACTGGTGTAGATTATGATTCTGATACTGTTACAATTATGGATGTAGATGCTAATAAGAGCAAAGAAGACTACCTACTTAATTTTGATTATCTACGACAGAATTAGGGCATTACGGATGAATAGTATGATGAGATAGGATATTATGAAGCCGATATGCACACCCTTAATACAAACTTAATTCAAATCCAAGAACGCATTCGCATTGTACAGAATCAATTGACAGAAGCAGAAGCACAATTAACTATACATGAAAATGCAATTGATTTAGATCGTGAGCGTATGGAAGAAGCAGGTAAACTGCGCGCAGAACTTACTGGTGGCACTAATGTCATTCCTATTAACGGAACAGCGTGTACTTTATTATATAAAGCTGAGCGTGGATTTTATATTAATATTCGTTGGAATGGTTTATTACGCAATACTGTTAAGATATATCGTACTACAAATTATACAGGTTCTGACCGTTCATTTGATGGGCTCATTACCTAGTATTCTTTTGTCGCAGATGAATTTTAGAATGTAATTCGTATTGAGCATATTGCGGGCGCAGGCTTAGAAGAAGGAAATACATTATGGCTAGTAGGACAGTATAATCCGACTTTAGCATATGATAATATAGAGAAGATTTGGAAAACTCGTTTAGCTTATGATTTGGCACAAAAAGAGCTACTTGAGGAACGTATTCGGATACTAAACTTCTATCTATATGGCTGCCGTTTAGGTTTTGCGCGTGTAGATATCTCTTCTTTGCCAGAAGAAGAGGTTGGCGCACTGGGTATTGTTTGGGATGAAGATACCGATCCGTCTGAAGTAGAAACAGTGACACGTAGTGTACGTGTAGATGAATCTCGTATCTTAAACTCTGAAGAAGAGTTTATAGATTGGGATTATGATTACTTTGGCTTATTGGATGAAAAGAAAGGTACTCCCGAGTTATTATACAATGAAGCTCGTCATTTAGAGAATAAAGCACAGTTAATTAGTGATTTTGAGAAGATGATGGGTCCGGCACTGCGTGAAGGCTATTGGAATCCTGAGAACTATCATGACTATGGAGACCTATTTAAAAAGAGTTTTAGCTTAGTAACAGCCTTAAAGCCTACTGTATAGACCTTGCGTCCAGATTCCGAAGATCATTTTACATGTATTTGGGACTATGAAAAATATTATGACAGCGAGACTCCTTTGCTATATGATACAGAGATTGCAGATAAAGTAGAATAGCATTTAGTTATAAGCTTGAAGGATTTAACAGCAGAAGGGCAAGATAAATTAATTAGTCATTTAGGAGAGATTTGTTTTGTTTACTGCAGTCCGGCAAATGTTTCTACTATTCGTGAATTAAAAGAAAAAGGCTACGAAGATACTAGTGAAGAAATTATTGCGTTAGAAAATAGTAAATATTATAGTTATCAAGTTAATTCTGGATGTGAATTAGGATGGATAGTTACAACTAATATAAATAGCGCTGGTAGAGCTTCTTTAGAATTAGCGCTCATCGTTACTGGCGCGAAAGAATTGGATGATGACACATATAATTTCTTAGTAACAAATAAGTATAAAGTATCTTATGTTGACCCAGATACTGAGCGAATAGTTACTAATCTAGTAACTGCAGACGCAGAAGCTCGTAGTTTTATTGGTTATCCAATATATAATCAGGATGGCAGTGTTACCTGGGAAAACATTCTCACTGTTGGTGGACAAGCAAGTAGATTTTTAGGCACACGAGAAGTTTCTAATGGTGATTATGATAATAATGGTAGCACACGGCCGCCGACTCCATAGGAATATCAATATAAACGTGTATATCCGCGTTTATATTTTGATACACTAAAATTAAAAGAAAAAGCTCTAGAGATTTTCTAGAACTCGTATTAGCTTGAAGAAAATAAAGAATTTTACGTACTTGAAGATGATAGATCTGAGGGATTGAATATAAAAGGAATTGGCTATTACGTTACTTTAAAACCTGAGACAATTCTTATTACCACTAAATCTAAGGTGGATTATACTGTATTATACAGTCTTTCTAACTTAGATGTTTCCATTTATTTGGATGCTATTAAAGTTATGAAAGAAAATGCTTTCCCGAAGGTTTCGTATGAAGTAGAATTAAGCTTATTAAATCCGGAGTTCGTACATACTGCTTATAATAGGCTTAATTAGGTTGTACATATCAATGATAATGATTTAAAGTTAGAAAATATTAGTGGATACATCTCTACTATTACGATGGACTTAGACCATCCATGGCAAGATACCATCGAGATTAAGAACTATGAAACGAAATTTGAAGACCTATTTACTACAATTGTCGCGCAAACAGAAGCAATGAAAAGTAATTAGGTGGGATTAGAAACAGCGGTATAGGCATTTACTGCTAATGGACTAATTGACCCAGAAGTAGTATATGATAGTATACGTAGTTCTAATTTGAATCTTGCTTTCAACGCAGGCACATTAACTATAGATTAGGCTGATGGTATCTGGGGTACTAGCGATAGCGGCGTTGTTGCATTTCGTGGCGGCGGTATTTTTACTGCTACGGAGCGAGATACTAGCGGCAATTGGATTTGGAATACTGGTATTCTACCATCTGGAATCAATGCTAATTTAATTACATCAGGTTAGCTAGATACAAATAAGATTAGAATATTTGCTGGTGACCAGCTTAAATTCCAATGGAATGGAGAAGGTTTATATGCCTATAAATCATTTTCAAATGAATATCTAAAGTATCTATAGAGTTAGGATGTATCATTCGTTCCTCATTCCCAGTTATTAGATAAGAAACAATATGTTGTATATAACTCAGAAGGTTTATTCCTTACAAGTGAAGCTGGTTCTTATATTATGAAGGAGAATGTTGGCGGAGAAGGTTATATCTATGAACGCTTAGACGATACTGTACATCGTGTCGAAATAAGCTGGAATGGACTTATTTTGCGGAATTGGGAAGCAAAAAAAGTATTCTATGCTGACCCAGATACAGGTAATTTAACATTAAGCGGTCGTATTGAAACACGTAGCGGGCATATTGGCGGTTGGGAAATTAATGAACACATGCTTGCTGGCGCAGGTATTCAGCTAATTAGTGGATCTGAGACTAATACTGTTAATAATGCTGGTATATATTTAAATGATAATTAGGATTTGTGTGATACTGTCACTATTAATGGTTCTACGTATTATACTTATTATTATACCGATCCAGCAGATTCGCGCAGAAAAACATGCTATTTGAATTATTATACGCCTGGCGTCGCCTCTATTACTTTAAATGGTGGTTAGTAGGTTTATACATAGCAATCGGTAATAAAGACTGTATCACCAAAGTTTGTATTTGCCGTTTCTACATATGATACTGATATTGATGCAACTAGTACGAATACATATACAGAAGCAACGGCAACAGTAACTAATAGTGATACAACATTATATTTTGCTAAAACTTCAGGCAGTAAAACGCCTGTTAAGGATTCGCGTGGAGTAGTTATCGAATATGATTTAACCAATAGCGCGAATGCGGGTTGGTATCAAGCTGCAAAACAGGCCGATCCTTCTAATTATACAAATTATATTAATGAAGTATATGGAATGGATTATGTTTTAACTACGCTTTCTTCTTCCGCATTAACTTTAACTCCTTCAGTTGTAACAACTACAACATTTAGTGTTAGAGCTTCTTCAGGAGAAGCAAAGATATTAGCGGGTACTATAGGAAACTTCACTATTAATCGTACTTCTTTAACTGGTGGTACAATTGCTAATAGCGTATTCAACATTGATAACTATTATATGGCCGGTTCGAAGAAACATGCTTTTGGTGATTGTTTCTGCGATATAGATGCTAATAGCTCACAAGGTATATTTACATTGACCCGTGTGGATGGTAGAACTGCAAATTTTAATATTGCCGCGATGGAAGCCTATTAGAATGCCGTCGCGGCTGCGGGTTCTATTACTTTAACACTAGTAGATAATTAGGATATGACTGTAACTGCGACTGCAGTGAGCGGTAATGGCACAGTTGTAACAAGGACTCTTACTGTAGATACATGTGGAGATACGTGTACTGGTACATGTAAAGGCAATTGTTCAACAAGTTGCACCGGGGATTGTGGTAGCGGATGTTCTGGCGGCTGCGGTGGTGGATGTTCTGGTGGCTGTGAGGATAACTGTGATACTGGATGTAAAGGCGGCTGTGGCCGCAGATGTGAAAGTAATTGCTCTGGAAAATGTGGTAAGAATTGTACTGGTGGATGTATTGGGTATTGTAAGGGCGAATGTCTAGACTCCTGTCTAGGTGGTTGTAAAGGAACCTGTGTTAGTGGCTGTAGTAATTCATGTACTGGTACCTGTAGTACCACTTGTGATCTACATTGTAGTTCAGGTTGTGGTAATAATTGTATGGGTTCTTGTAAAGATGGATGTGGTAGCAGCTGTACTGGCGACTGTAAAGGTAGTTGTAAACAAGGATGTAAAACTGGGTGCTTGAGTACATGTACAGGAAAAAGTACAAAAGTACTTATTGACGGTTAATTAACAAAAAAATAGCCCGGACGTTTAATAACGTCCGGGCCTTTATTTTTTTACTCATCTTCAAGATTTAAGAATGGCTCAAGGAATGTAATATCAGTAGGTGTAAAATCTAGTTGTTCAATATCAGAAAACTTAATAGGATCGGCTTCCACGGTTGTTTCTTCTGCGACTAGCTTATTCATTTCTTCTACAAATAGCTTCATATGAGCTTCATCAAACTGATATTCGTTTTTTTCATTCAATTCAAATGAGCCATCTTCTTTCTTCTTAGCATATTTTTCTAGTAAGCTATTTCTTACTTCATTATATGATGTAAGAACTTCTTCTAGCCTCTTTAGAAGACGACCAATACGAAATGCTACGCGTCCAGGCAACGCTTGATTACTTAACTTCTGTAATACTTCTTGCCCTTCCAATATATCGCGTAAAGTTACTCTAATCATATATCTTCTCCCCAAGTACTGTGTACTTTAATTTTATTACAAAAATATTTTCCAATGCAAATAGCATCGGCTTCATCTTCGGTGCAGTCCATTTTGTACCAAATCTTTACTTTGGCTTGTGCCTATTTTTTCTTAGACTCTCGATGGGCGTCACCATCATTCACGCCGCAGTAAGAACGCCATTCGCTGGGATATACTAAATCATGGTCTATACAGGCTTCAAATAGAACATCTAAAATTACGCCCTGCAAGTTTGCTAATGTTTGGAATGTTTTAACTTGCGCCTAAGTTTCTCTTTGTCCATACTTCTATAGCTAAATATTTTCAACCCCAACAAAGTCTGGCTCCCATTCCTTTAATGCGGCTTTAAGCCAATTTTTCACTTGATTTATGCGCTCAGTAGCTGGTAATGTAGCACTAGTTTTGAAAGTACCATATCCAACTAACGTTCTATTATCATAAATAGCATATCCTGTAGTTCCAGTAGCTGCATCAAGAGCAAGAATACGCGTTGTATTTTCACTCTTTTGCGGCACTTTATTTTTTTTAACTTTATATGGATCACCGGCCATACAGATATCACACATTTTATGTTTGCGCCAATATTCAAATGTTTGCGACTGTGCATGACCCTATGGACACTACATTTCCAAAGGTGTTTTTAAATTTTTATACTCTTCACTAATTAATTTCCATCCTTCAGATTCTAATGCGTTCTATACCGTATATATATTAATTTTAGCCATTATACTCCGGTACTCCCGAAGCCGCCTTCGCCGCGATCGGAATCCTCTAGATTTTCAACTATATTGGCCTTAAAACGGTAAGAAGGCATAATTAACATCTGGGCAATTCTGTCACCCTTATGAATGTACAAATTATCTTCAGATGTATTATCATATAGAACGCCAAGTTCTCCACGATATCCGCTATCAATAAGTCCTACACTATTACTGAGTCTGAATGGTGTCTTTGCTCCAATGCTTGAGCGCGGTAGAATCATCGCTAGCCATCCTTCTGGTAGTTGAATATGTACACCAGTACGAATCTTATTACCATATGTATGAGCATTTAGATCAGTGTCTTCTAATGCATATAGGTCTGCGGCGGCATCGCTATCATGTGCATATGTGGGGACTTGGGCGCCATCATCTAACTGAATAGGTAATTCAATCGCATAAGAATGATATTTATCAAAAGCTGTATCAAAAATATTGAAAATCTTTTCAACAACGATATCTACTACTTTACGCTTATTTCCGGTGAAAATTTTATCGCCATATACAATAGTATTTACAAACTCTTTGAGCGCGCCAGCAGAATCATTAGCTTCAGCCTTAGTTGTTCCTTGATTCTCTAGATTTTGTATAATCTGATTAACTGCTTGATTTACTTTCTCTTGAGAAAGTGAGTCATTAATTCCTTTAATAATTGAATTGGTAGTTTCATCTGTAAAAATAGCATCATCCATTTCTGTGAGTGAATGAATAGAATCTACAAATGATTTAATACCTGGATCCATTAATAATTCATCGTTCATTTATATCCTCCTTAGTCGCCAAAGGTTTTTTCAGTAAGAACAATAAACCATTGATCGACTATTTCTCCTTTAGACTTTTTTGTTTTAAGCGTATAGCTAGACTTAGTGAGGGTATACCCGCCAGAAATCTGCTGATCTTTAGCATCCTCAATCATACCCATAGCTTCTTCTTCGGTATCAACCCTATAAGTGTCAGTTGTCTTCAGTTTCAGCATCGCCATCTTCTTCAATCTCCTTTGCTTTCTTTTCATTTAGTACTCTTAGTTTCTGAATTAAATCTATGTAATTAAGCTTTGCGGCAGTCTCATTAATCTCGTCAATCTGAGATTTTTGCGCCGTTTGTGCTTTCTTACCTTTATTCTTTTTAGCTAATGCACGTCTTTGCGCGCGATTTAGCTTGACGCCGCCATTGATTTTTTGTACTGTGAAATCAGTAATCTTCTTCATGATTTCTTCTTCAGTATCTGCGCCAACGAGCTTTTCTGCTTTTGCATAATCCATCTTTTGGATTTCTGCAAAGCGTTTAATTAGATCATTTTCCATTATAAATCTACCTCTTTTAATTTAACAGGCTCTTTTGGTGGCGTTGTTTCATGTTCATTCCAAAGAGTAATGTACCAATGAGTTGGATCGCCCTCACACTGTAATTTATGCTCAATTCTAAAATGATTAAAGTTAATTTCAGGCTCAATGAAGGCTTCATCTTTTCCAGTCTTAGCACTACGCCAGAAATTATCGGCTTGGATAGTCCATTTTGACCAATGATATAGAGTAAGTAGTTCATAAACTTTTGGCGATAAGACTGGCATTTCCAATATCACTTTCCATCCGGTACTAGAATCATACTCTTCATAATATTGAGTAAGCTGATCAAAATAAATTTCACACTTTTCTTTACTGTCCCACAATCTATCATAAGCGGTTAATAGTATATTTGGAACTTCTTTCTTTCCATACCAATTTTCACGCAAATATTTCTAAATAGGATGCTCATCGTTTTCTATATCAAGTCTTTTAAAATATTTCATTTATCCTCCCGCATTTCGGTTATATCCGAATGTCTAAGTATCAAAAAATTCAATATAATATTTTTCAAGCTCAGAAAGCTTATCTTTATCACAATAAGTAATTATTTCAATTGACCAGTTCCAGAAACCAGTTTTCAATATTTCATGGTGTACTGCTTGATCTGCAATACTTTTAATGCCAATTGATGATTTGAAATGATCCGCAATTCGTTTCTTTACGTCAGTACTTTTCCCAATATAAGCCTTCCCGCTATCTAAATTAGTTAACTTATAAATACCGGGTTCTGCCTTGACTTCAATTCTCTTAAAAGTATCATCCAAATAAGGTTTTACATACTCTGCCCAAACTAGCTTTGATATAATGTCTGGATGCTGGACTTTCGCGGCAACAGTTGTAAGTAAGAATTCAATATCTTCACGATACTCTTCTGGAAGCTATATCGTATAGAACAACTTAGCCTATTTATCTTTCTCATATTGTAGAAGTGGCTCTCTAGCACTTAAGAAGCGTTCTCGCTGCTGTTCTTCAAGAAGCTAGTATTCTTTTACTTTTCCCTATGCTTCTTCAATTTGCTCGGCCATCCATTTCTTCGCATCTTCAGCCTACTTATCGCATTCTTTTAAAGTCTTATCTAATTCAGCCTTCAGAACCGATTTCTTCTCATTAAATGTTTCATCCAATGATTCCTGGCGGCGTTGCCGCTATTCATCCATTAACTAATCAATTTCCTACATACGTTCATTAACTAGATTATGATATTCGGCGCGCGCATCAGTTAAACTAGTTTGCGCGCTATCCAACTAATTTCGTATGTCTGTTAATTTCTAATATTCTGTATTATACTTAATTGTGGTATCAAGTAACTTACTCTCATAGGCACTGAGTGCTTTCTTTTGGAAGCTAACCTAATCTTTTGCTTCTTCAAGTTGCCGATTATATTCATTAAGTAAACCTTGATCAACTTGACGCTTCTGATAAAGTAAATACCCCAGAACTCCAATAATAATTAAGCAAACAATCAGTATAGCAATCATACCATCACCTTTTTCTCTTGATACTTAATTATATCAGAATTCTGGGGAAATGTCAAATATTTGGTTCTATAAGATTACTAAAAATAACTCCACCAAATATATTACCAATAATTGTACCCAATAATGGAAATCCAATAGTACCAGCTGCAATCATATAATAAGCATCAGCAATGCAGTGGTTAAAACCGCCAAGAATAAAACCCATCACACACGGAAAGCACATCCATAGTGGAGACTTTTCATATGTAGCAATTGACATTAGCATACCACATCCAATTCCCTTTATCGCGGCTTCCCATATGGGTTGTGACATTTTAGTCGTGGCAATAGCTGCAGAAGCACTATTATGTGCGAGAAGTGCCATCAATGATACTCCTACTATATTTCCAAGCAAAACTATCAAATAAAAATACCAAGGATATTGCTTAGTTACCATAAATTGGATTTTGCCAGTAAATAGGTTTAGCTTATATATTCGAACTGTAAGTAATCCACATGAAAATAGAAAAGCGCCAACTATTGCGTTAGGAGCTGCTAGATACATCCAGCAGCCTAATGCAATTGCCATTCCGGCAAATATTGACTTATATATGTCCTTCTTCATAATATTTCTCCATATTAATTATTCGTTGGTTTGAAGAACCACGTAACGGCAATGTCGTATCTCTTTTATCCTGCTCATAACGACCATCTATTAAGCAGGTAATATTATGTAAAATATGATCTAAAGTACGATTATCGCGCTTCTCTAATTCTTCCATTGTATAACCTGTCCATAAATAAATTTTTAAATCTGGATAATCTAGCTTACACCAACCAATTAAATCCATCACATCTTCTAAGTTTTCATCGGCTAGTGGCTCGCCGCCAAGAATGCTAAGAGAGCGCATTACTCCATTCTTATTAAGCTTCTGCATAATCTCTTGGCGTATATCTAATCCATATTCCTCGCCATAATTAAAATCTTGTGCTTCGGGATTGTGACATCCGGGGCAATGGAAATGACATCCCGAAAAATACACAGAGAGGGAGATACCTGGCGCTGCCGCGGTATCATCCCAATAGATTCCTGCAATCTTACTCATTAGTGTATATGCTTGACTCTTGCTTCAACTTCTTTCTGTTTGCCCCAGTTGAAAGCATCTTTATATGAGCCTGTTAAATAGCCAGTTACTCTACGAAGTCTTGAAATGTTCTTACTGCCGCACTCAGGACAGCTTTCACCAATTTCATCCTGATAGCCACAATCATTACACATATCTAGCGGCACGTTCAAAGCGAAATACGGTATATCATGGTCCATAGCATAATTTACTATAGTTTCAAGCGCAGGAATGTTATTCTTTACACCAGAAGGAACTTCTACATATGTAATACATCCAGCACTAGAATATCCAGTTAGCTGGCTCTCAATATCAATTTTATCAAATACAGAAATATCATGCCATACTGGTACATGGATACTATTAGTAAAGTATTCATGATCAGATACATTTTCAATTTCGCCGTACTTAGCTTTAAACTTCTTCATTGCTGTGTAACAAAGATTTTCAGCAGGAGTGTAATATACTCCAAAATTAAGATGGTATTCTTTCTTAAACTCCGCACATCTATCTTTAAATAGTTGTTCGATCCTCTTAGCTAGCTCCATTCCTTTTTCTGTAGTATGGTCGCAACCAATTAAGATTTGAAGCGTTTCCGCAAGTCCCAGCTGCCCAATAACAATAGTGCCATGTTTCAATGCTGAGCGGATACCTTCTTCTGGATGATAACCTAGCATTGTGTTATTTTCATACATGAACTTGGCGGATGCGGGAGACTGCTTACAAATCCATTCAAAGCGTTCAAGGAGCATATCTTTAGCTTCATGGATTTTTCTATTTAAAATCATCATAAAAGTTTCTACATCATCATAATCTTCTCTTGTCCAATTAGCAGGATGCTGGAAGTCATTAAAATGATGATCATTAATTGCTTTTGCTTCCATTGCTAATGTTGGCATAATAATTGTAACGGGACAAATATTACCGCGGCCATCTTTACGTTGTGGATTTACGCCTGGCTCTGCATTTATGTCTGCGCCATTCGCTGTACGGCATCCCATTGTGCTGAAATACGTTGTTGGATCATTTGGATCGTATCCTGCATTTCCAGACCAGTCAATATTAGCATAGTTGGGATAAATACGTTTAGCAGTAGATTCAAGCGCGAGTTGATATAAGTCATAGTTTGGATCGCCAGGTGCGCGATTAATGCCCTTTCCAAGTTGGAAAATACCACATGGGAATATAGGCGTTTTATGATATTTACCTACACCTTTTATCGAGCCTTCCAGCAATGCCTTAATTACCATACGGCCTTCGGGTAATGTACAAGTACCATAGTTAATTGATGTGAAAGGCAATTGATTTCCGCTGCGAGATTGAAGCGTGTTAAGGTTGTGATACATTCCCTCGACTGCTTGCTGAAGTTCGCGTTCTGTCATATCCATTGCATAATTATAGCATTTTTCACCATATGATTTAGCATCAGGCGAATCAATTTCTGGAATCCCATATTTAGGATTATATAATTTTACATCATAGTTATCTTTTCCAATCGTACCTTCTATATACATTAAGCCATCACGCATATGCTTCCAGAAACTTTTTCTCACATAAGGAACCATAGTCCAATCCAAATGAGTCGCACTAACGCCGCCAAACTGCATTAGAGATTGAAGCTGGAATATAACTGCCACTAGTTGAAAAGCAGTATTGATGGAATTAGCTGGGCGTACATCCGTTTGTCTAGTGTTAAAACCCTTTGCTAACAAATCATCAAATGGAATACTTAAACAATTATGCATACCTACCGCATAAGCACTTAAATCATGAATATAAATCTCATTATTCAAGTGATTATTTCGTGCCATATCAGACATGCAGAAATCAAGTGCATATTGCTTCATCATTTCATCAGAAGCTTCACCAACGCGGCCGCCAAATGAATGTTCATCTATATTAGCATTTTGATTCTGTACATTAGAAGCTCTTAATTTTTCACTAATCGCGCGAATAAATTCAGTAGAGTTTGCGCGCATAATACCATGCTTATAACGATACTTAATATAAGCTTTGCCGACTTTTAAGTCATAGTCAGTTAGATAATCTTCAACTAAATCTTGAATGTCTTCTACGCCCATTAGGTCATTTGACTCTACAACCATTTGTTGTGCAATTGTTTCAACCAAATTAGCAATCTCGGTTGCATATTGTGGATAACCGGTTTCTTTAGGATATACCTCATGCCACGCCTTTGTAATGGCTGTTTCAATTTTTTCCTTATCGAATAATGCAAGTTCTCCAGTTCGTTTACGAATTTGTAAATCCATCATTCTCACTTCCTAAATTTCTTCCCGCAATAGGGGCATTGACCTTGATCTGAAAAATCATAACTACCACTGTTATGAGGACACATATTTTGTAATTCTTTAATTTCATCTCTAATTACAAACACTCTATCTTTACGTTCCATTGTCGCTAGAGCGCTGCGTAATTCTTCGCTCAACTTTTGATATTGAGCATAAATATCATTTTCATTCATTTAATCCATCTGCCTCCCTTTTGTATTGATGTTAATGTCTGTTTAAATAAATTATCCTGTTGCGGATATTTATCTACTAATATTCTTGCTTGCTCTTTTGCCGCAAGTTTCTCAGGCACTTTTGTCTTTTTTGGTATCCGTTCATATATCGTTTGTTCTTCTTTTAAGGGGCTTTTAGTCCAGCCTGCTACTAGCTATGAAAGCTCGCGTAATGGATCATAACATCCAAGTGTTGGTTCTTCATATTTAAGCTTTATTGGAATCTTATTAGCCCAAAATGTATATAGCAAGTTCATTTTATATATGAAATTCTTGTAATATTCAGTTTGATATTGATATGAGCCGCCAATAGAAAGAAAAATTTGTGAATTAGGCATAATTAATTCTAAAAACTTATTTTTATATTCTTTCATCATATATTTAGTCTCATTTAGCGGTACATATATATCTAAGAATACTTCATTACTTTTACTAATAATATCTGTTGTTCTAGCCGCAATAAAATCAGATATTTTATGGAGCCGTAATGGATGAATAAAATTAATAGAAGATGGTTTATGCTCGCTAATATCTTCTATTATATCTTGCCATCCGGGCTAGAAAAAATCACGATCATAAATATAGAAGCGCTTTTGCCGCATAATTGGCGGTATTGGTAATTCCTTTTCTCCAGCAAAACGTCGGTAATAAGAATCTTCGAGTATATGATCTATATTTATTTCTTTTGCGCCAGCCTAATATTTTTCTTTTAACAATCGCCCATATATATTTGGTTTGGGCAATGTATAATCTATTAGCTCATTTTGAAATGGTACATATTTCTTATTAGTAAAAGCTGATCCACCATATATTACATTAGTAGCCTACTTAAAGGCATCTGGTACTGTAATATAATTATCATTTTCACTAAAGACATATATTTTATCATATCCAGTAAACTAAACCTCTTCAAGCCCAATAATACGGCAATATATATTTTCTTCATGTTTATAATATTCCGCGAGCTTCATAATTTCTAAATTAGGAGGCGGAAGAATGAGATCCGTCGCCTGCTGCCAATGTAAGTCTACAAGCCCTATCATTCTTCTACCTCCATCCTTTCAGTCTGGAATGTTAATACTCCATCTGAATCTACATTTGTTATTTTAGATATTACCGGATAAAACGAATCCTTCCGTTTTTTCGGCACAAAGTCTTGTCCTCTTCGTATGCCTTGTACCATAAGAAGAGTCCCGCGCGAGAACCAGCTCTTTTCTAAAACGTGTTTAACACCATCGCTTCCTTTCTGAGAAAGCTGCTTATCATATAAAGCATACTGATTCTTATAAACTTTTACATTTACAACTCCAGTAGGAGTCAATAATGTAACCGTATTTTTCATTTTATTCTTATCAATTACCGTGCCAATAATTCTCCGCAGGCGGAATACTTTAACTTCATTACCGTCTTTCCCTGTAAAACTATATTCTACTTCTGGCTCTTCAGGCAAACTAAAGAAGTCATCATAATCATGCGCTGCAGCCGCAAGCTCATGTTCATGGCTATAAAATGAAACAGAATCCATTTCCCAGTGTGAAATATTCCCACTCGCATACTTATTATACATTTCTTGATATAATGAATCATTTAGTGCTCTAAGTACGGTATTCTTATTTTCTTTTAAATAAAGTCGCATTGGATCCATAGCCTTTTTATAAATATTGTCCCACCGAACCTGCGGTATTTGTGTCCCATTATCTATTAAATCAGCACTAAAGTTATTTCCAATAAAGTTTACTGCGGCATCATTGAGTTCATAATTATCACCATTTTTACAAGTCTTGAGAAACTTATTAAACAAGAATAATTTCTGATAGAATCTTAAATCTTCAGGAATCAAATTTTTATTAATAAGCATCTGCATATTTTGTAAAGTTAAACGCTCTTTATGGTCAGCTACCATTGCAATATAATCTGCCATAATTTCTTCTCGCGGCTTATCTACTAAAGAATCAAATGCTCCACATTTAATTAAGTTTGACATTTGAATCTTATTGACTTTTATTCGTTCAAGAAAATCTTGTAAAGATGCGAACGGACGCTGCGCAATAATGTCTTTAATGATTGAGATTGGAAGTCGAGTAATTCCGCGTAAACCATATAGAATTGCATTATCTTTTACAACTGGTGTAAAAGTAAATGAAGAAGTATTAATATCAGGCGGCGATACCTTAATTCCATAACTATTGAATTTACCTATCGCTGATGCAACCTTGCCATAATCGACAGATTTGGTTTTTTCCTTTTTCTTATCTTCTTGCGCGCCTTCAATTACTTCATTTTCTTCTTCCCACTCTTCTAAATCTTCTTCATCTTCATCTTCATCTGGTGCATTATCTACTACAATAGAAGCTTCTCCATCTTCATCATATTCAACAGTTTGAGAACCGCCGCTATCTACAATCAAGTTTGCAGTATTCCAGAAAATAATAGGAAAAAATCGTGCTAGATTCATCTCTTGTAATGCAACTATAGAATAGGCGTATGTATGGCTCGCATTGAAACCATATCCGCGGCTTAATGCAACTTCGACATTCCACACATATGAGCAAAACTTTTCGCTCAGCTGTTTTTCTTTTACTCGTGCGAAAAATTCAACTGTTAATTGCTCATACTCTTTTGGATTCTTCTTCGCTATACTCTTTCTTAACCTATCAGCCCATTGTAGGTCCCAGCCGCCACATTCCGGCAACTGAACCAACTGCATAAACTGTTCTTGTGTGATGGACATTCCGTCTGATATATCTAATTCCCTATGCAGAAGTGCTCGTTCGTTATCAGTTAATCCATACTGAATCATTTCTTGCTCCCAATCATGCGGATGGAAACGAAATCTTGCATACTTATCCAGCGGGCTTTCTGCACCTTTTTCAGTCGCCATAAGACGAATTACTGAATTAAGAACTGCAAGTTCGTCAACATTTCTCGGATGAGTTAACGCAATTCCTCTTGTTCCAGATTGTTGTTCCATTTGAAACAAACTAACGATTTCGTGATTCTGAATCATATTCCACATTTTTTCATCATCACGATTTATTTTGTATACATTCAATACAGACTCATAAGTTTCACGCAATGTAGGTTTCTTTTGTACATAACCCTGTTCTACCAATAGGTCTAGACAAGTATGGATTTTGTCAGCGGCTTCAACGCTCAGCAAGTCCATCTTAATTTCAGAAACATCTTCCAAATCATGCAATTCAAACTGAGTAATAATTGTACCATCAGGCGCACGCATCAAAGCGCTTGATTCTGTGAAATCTTCATCTTTAAAAACAACGCCACCTGCATGAATACCAACGCCGCAAATTAATCCTTCAATACGACTCGCAACTTCCCATAATTGAGGATATTTGCTGATTTCATTTATAAAAGTCTGATTCGGCTCAATGCCAGCTTCATCATCGCCATAATACATCTGTTTAAGTGTATAGCTTTGACCACGTTCTGCGCTAACAAGATTTGCAATATATGATGCTTCATCTACATCAATACCTAATCCTCGTGCTGCTGTTAAGATTGCCGAACGAGATTTTTCAGTTCTAAAAGTTGCTACATTTGAAACTCGATTTTCACCATATACCTTTCTAAGATATTCCAATACTTGCCCACGGCGAAGTCCTTCAATATCAACGTCGATATCAAGGACGGAAACGCGAGAAGGATTAAGGAATCTCCAAGGGTACATCTTTGTCTTTTCGCGCAAGCAATTTATCTGTATAATATCCAAAGCATACAGAAGAACAAATCCGCCACCGGAACCTCGGGCCGGAAGAACAATGCTACCTGCATTCCAACACTCATCTATAATCTTTTGAAGGTTTAAGAAGTATGCTGACCATTGCGCTTTATTTACTTGAGAAGATATCCAAGTCATTTCAAGACATTCATTTAATGCGGCATAAGCTTCTTCATTTTGAAGATCTTCATGCTTTTTAACTCCTTCAATTAATGCCCATACCAATGTTTTATCTGCTTGATATTCTGAGTTAATAAAATTAACTAATGCTGGCATCTTATATGAATAAAAACTTATTTCTCGACTAGTAGCACCATGAAATTTACGCCATGGAAGACTCGGAATTTTCAATGGCTTCAACACACTGAAATCTTCACATCTATCTTTAATCTCTTTAATTGAAGAATACGCAGCTTGAAGTTCGTCCTCACTTAAATATGGGAAAAAACTTCTAATTTCTTCATCCGACATCATATATGTTGTCGCGTAGAATGAACGAACTTCACGCTCACCATCCTGAGAATTAAGAAATGCTTCATGAACCGCTGCATCTTCTGGCCGCCCATAATGACTGTCGGTTGTAATAATATATTTAATTCCTAGCTCTTTACTAATCTGTAAAAGTTGTTTATTTACAAATACTTGTTCTTTCCCATTTGAAGGTTGCATCTCTAAATAAAAATTTCCCTTACCAAATATATCTTCAATATATACACACCAACGTTTTGCTGTTTCATAATATTCTATATCACCTGTATCCATATATTGAAGAAGGAATTTATCGAGCTGTGAACCTAAACATGCACTGCTTGCAATCAAATGTCCTTGATTTGGCTTTACGATTTCTTTCAGATCCGAATAATAAGTTGGACGACGCCGCATCTTCCGACTCATGTATGAACGGTTCCACGCGCGAGTTGATAATTGACAAATTTGATGATATCCTTCAAGATCTCGCGCAAGCAGAATAAAGTGAAAATATCTATCTTTCGTCCTATCAAAATTTTTCGCATTTAAACCATTTCGTGTTAAGTAAATCTCATTACCACGAATCAGCTTAAAATCCGGATGTTCTTTCTTAATTTTCTTATAATACTTTTCTGCCTTGATATAACTTGATATAGTCTCATGATCTGTAATAGCCACACATTCATGTCCAAGCTGTATTGCAAGATTAAATAAATCTTCAACACGATTTGTGCTATCCCGTAAAGTTTCATTACTATACATTGTGTGATTGTGCAAGCTTCCTGGATATTTATTCATGATTTCACGTCCTTATCATATTTATGAATATAAAATTCACAAGGCACACAATAACGATACATATTATTTATTGGATGTTTAGTGCATAATATACAATGAATCAGAGCATAACATAATTGATTATTACCGATTTTTCCAGTTTTTTGATTTGTAGCATATTTAATGCATTGTTCCTCGGTTATATCATCTACAGTACCATTTATAATAGATAGCATTTCATTATAAAACGGATACTCCGACATTGTTTCATCTAACTTAAACTCATGTTGTATGAATCGTTTATTAAATTCTTCATCTTCACTACCTAAAAATGTATAACCTTGTGGCACTCTATCATCCTCCCATCTATATCTATTATATCATAAATTTTCTTATCTGTCAAAAATCATATTTGCTCTCGTCTTCCTTTAGTTCATAGTCATCAATAAATACTTGAACCGAAGTTTTCCCGTTAAAGACGTTTAGGTTGCCTCTACCGAATACAGTAAGAGTTTTTGTTCTATCTCTCATAACTTGCTCTACAAAATCTGAATCCTTAAAGCGCACATAATCAATATTGTTATAAGAAATTTTCATACTATCCTTATTCGCGCCCATGGGCATCACATTCATTAGTGGAATATTTTCAATAACAATTCGTACTTCATCAATATGATTTCCAAAAAACTCAGGATGGGAAGCCAAAGAAGCGATTAATTCATCATTATAATCTGATGCATTCAAGATATAATCTACCAAATAACAATTTTCAAAGTCTGCTGCGCTTAAATGGCTATTTGCGTAATCAATAAGAGATCCTACCTTATTTCCATTAAGACCCCACCCTGCAGCATTATCATGCCCGGCAGTATAATTAAGTAATTTACTATCTTCCAAGAACTGTTTAAAACTAGGCAATCCAGCAAAGTTTCCATCAGAACGGATACTTCCTTGCATTTCGTTCTTATTATTGCGGCGGCCAATCATTACAGGCTTATGATATTTGCTTACCACATTCATAGCAATTAAGCCAGTAAGTTCTTGTGGAATATTATCTGAAGCATCTAACTCTACAAGGATTATGTTATTTTCATCCAAGCAATCCTTTTGAATTTTAAAATCCACAATTCCTAAAGCTTGCTCTTTAAGTCGATCCTGTCGAGCTTTTGCATTTTTACCTACGCGCGCGGTTTGCTCTGCAGCATATTCAATATCACCTGGCTTCGCGCCGCGTTTTGTGCTTTGCATAGCTTTATTTGGCTCTATAAAACAATAGAACATTGTTTCTTTTTCTTCCGTTGAGCCTACTCTTGTAATAGCATTAATAAGAGGAGCAATATAGAAGGCAATATCAATTGGACTTAAACCGGGATATGGAGATATTGCTTTTTCTTTTAAAGAAAAAGATTGCGCTTCAATAAGAGTACGGAAGCCTTCATTATGTATATGTCGCAATCCTTCCATCATAATATAGTTAGTTTCTATATCTGTTCTATCCATTACATCCGCAATTTCGCCTAATGCAGCTAGATCTATATAATTATGCGCTTGATCAATGCCCAATATATCATCGAGCACTTCACAGAATTTATATACTACTCCAGCACCGCATAGAGACTTGTTTGTATAATTAGGGGATAGCTGGTTATTTACAATAATAGTGTTTGGAGAATCTGATATAACTGGATTCCCGTCTTGATCAAATTCTTGTTCATGATGGTCAAGTACAATTACATCAATTCCTAGTTCTCCAAGACGTCTATGTTCTTCTTTATCATAACTACTTGAATCGGGACATAATACAAGATCATAGTCTGGATTATCTTCTAACCAGTCAATTTTATCATCTAATCCGTGCTGTTTATGAGTATGTACCATAAAATGTAAATTTGCTTCTGGGAAAATATGCTTTATATATAACCACAGAATTGCGCTACTTGTGAATCCATCAGCATCGCAATCAATATTAAACAGTATAGAGCTACCTTTCCTCAAATGATATAGTAGTCGTTCTGCCGCAGCTTCAATATTCTCCAAATTATATGGATCTAATTCACATGCTGATGTAGGACACATAAAATTTTCAATATCTGTAACGCCACGATCAGCAAGAATTTCATATAAAGCTTTGCTTGGATCGGTCGTATAGTTTTTCTTTAACTTATATTTCATTCGTCATTCCTTACCTCACTCTTATTCTAGTCTTATATAGTTGTTCAAAAACATCTTTACCCTTATCAAAAGGAGAATCTTTCTCCTCTAATAAATTATTTATATCCCATATATAATAAAAGACCGCTTGGCCTGAATACTTTTTACATGCGTTTTCAATTCGCTTACGATATGCATAAGCCTTATCTGTACGCCAATCTGTATATTCTTTATCAAAGGCAATTGTTATTTCGTTTGCGCCTAAGACATTAGTTAACAAATTAATTTGATACTTATTTATTTTAGAGCCGCAGCAAGCTACTGTATTTGCCCATTCACCATAATAATCATCATCTAGAAGTACGGATTTTTCTCCTTCTACGATAATAGCGCTTTGGCGGCGACGAATCGCGGCTTGATGTTCATATATCCCATATAAATTAAAATGTAATGGATGTGCATACAACACATTACCAATCTGTATAGGACGATATTTTCCAAATTCTTCTGCCTCTTCTTTATCAAGCGTTCGCGCGCGAATGCCAACCAGATTCCCATTTATATCCAAATGTGGAATTGTAATCTTGTTTTGCGATAAGGAAAAACCAATATGAAACTTATCCATTACCTCTGGCTTAATTCCATCTCGTATCCAAGTAGGATGATGATATGGGGTAAAATATGTTAACATAGATTTTGGATATGGAGTGAGTTGCGGTACGCTTGAATCAAACTTATATCGCTCTATATCAAAATCGGGTCTATATTTCTTTGTCTTAGATATAGTTAAATGTCTAATACATTTTTTTACATAATCAACCGCTTCTTCAAAGCTTACGCGATGATAATTAATTAACATAAATTTTTCATATAGTGTAAAGATTGACATCGCTTCATTACACTCTGTATAGCATCGAAAAATCTTATTATTCTGATACCAATATAATTTCATTGATTCAGCTTCTTCAATAGGATTATGACAGATCGTAGGACATACCAAATATCCTTTATCTTCATAAACAGCAACTTGATCGACTCCTAGGCTTTCTAGAAAGGTTTTTACATCATCAAGTGTAATGGAATTAATAATATCTTGTATGCTAATATCATAGAGGTCAAGCTCTTCATCTGCCCCTTGTAAAGTCGTTAGCATTCAAACTCTCCTTCCTATACTATAATCGGACGTTCAGAGCTACTTGCAAACAAATCTATCGGTTCATTAATTGGCTGATTCTCTGCGGTTGTAATAAACAAATCTTCTCTTTCTCCTGTTCCAAGATGTAATCTTGTCCAAATACGAACCATTTTATAACGACCTCGCCGCATTTTATAAATATCAAGAATATGAGTTGGACGATTATCTAAAATATCTGGGGAAATTGTTCCTTCTCTTGCTGCAACTCTTAAACCAGGTAAAACACTATTCCATCCTTTATCTGTAATACGAGTCATTACATATCCGACATCTGCTTTATCTGCTACAGCCTTCGATCCACGAATGCTTTTTTCATCTTTAAAACGCATTTCCTCATCTTCACCCATTGCTAAAGCATTTACCTGCGTTGCAGAAAAAATAAAGATATTGTAATCTTTTGCCACTTGTTTTAACTGGTTCGCCATTAGCATGAGTATTACATCTTCTCTGATGTTATTGCGCGAAAACTGTGCAATCATACTAGGAGTACTGTGTATATAATCGAAAAACACATACTTTACATTATCTACTGTTGCATACTTACGAATCGTCGCTTCAACATTCTGAAGATTCGGATCACTTATTTCTTCTATTAAAAAATACCCGCTATACTCTTCTATAATTTTTGCTGCTTGCTTGACTCTGGTATATTCACCAAACTCATACTTACCTGTTAAAATATGATCTTCGTCCACGCCAGAAACATATGCTAACATAATGGTCTGTACTTCTTCTTTATCCATTTCTGTTACAATAAATAAAACTTTTCTTGGCTGACGTGGTTCTCCTTCTGCCGTAATTTCTTCTATAAATGAGCTAGTTTTCCAAGACCAGCGCTTTGGATAAGCCAAATGACAAGCATCAAATATACTTGTACGAGATTTACCAGCACTCGTACTTGCACTTTTTAAGAAAAAACATCCATCTCTCGCGCCGCGGCAGACTGAACTAAAAATACGCCCCTCCAAACTCGGCCCGATACTTGGCGATGTACGTAGCTCTTCAATTAATTCATTAATACCTTCAGCTGGATCTCCTTTGAGACGGCCGCCATTTAAATATTCATTTCTAATCTCTGTATAGTTCTTTTCAACACTATTTAAAATCTCCTCCAGCGTTGCTTGTTCTAAATGATCTTTAATTTGCTGTTCTTCTAATGGATTCTTTACATCTTTATCTTCAATAAAAAATTCACTTATATCATACTTTGCTTGCTGTAACTTCCTTAATAACGAACATTTCTTTACTCTTGTATAATATAATTCAAAGTTGCCTAATGAAGCAGTTTCATATGCATTTTTTAAGAACTCAAGTCCATTTTCATTCTTATAGATTTGCAATGCGACTCCGCCGCCACGTTCAATTTCCTGATCTACTTCTATAACAGATAGCTCTACTGCTCCGGCCTCATATAATTTTCTTATTGAATTAAGACATACTCGCGCGGGTTTAAAATCAAAATCTACCGGTCTAATGTCTGGATATTCCAAAAATAATTGAGGTTTATATATTAAGCAACCGATAACTTGACGATATGCCGTCAGATCGGAAAGTGTCATATAATTCCCCCTTAATCATCAAATAAACCGTCATCCAAGCTAATTTCTTTTTTCTTTTTATTATTTTCTCGAATAGGAACAACATATTCCTTCATTTCTGTATTGGCTACTGCCGCAGCGAGACTACTTCCTTCAGCCTTTTTTTGCTCTTTCCACTTACGCATATCTTCCATATTGCGTGGATTTACTAAACCTAATGATTCGGATAATTTTTTCATCTTCTTTACATTATATATATAATCAAGACAATCAACAATCGAATCATCGGTGTATCCATATGTGTTTTGAAGACGCTTACGCTGAGTCCAAATAACCGGGCCGGGCGCTTTAATTCCGAATATCTGGCATACTTTGTTCGCAAAACGTTCACGTGATTGCTTCTCTGCCAAACATTTTGGACAATACCAATTTGATGTTTTGCCTGTAACGGATGAATATTCAACTAGTTCAGTTTTCCTAAATTGTTCTTTACATCCACTACATTGTCTAGTTAATTTCATTCTCTTAATCTCCTATACCTATACTTTATTTTATTATAGCATAGATTCAAGAAAAAGTCAAATAAAAAAGGAACAACACCAGAGTATTGTTCCATAAAACTATAATTTGCGGATGTACTTTTACCAATGGGAGGGCCGACAATTATACAACATCCATCCATTATGATGAAACCGCAATTTTGAGCAGGTGAGGATTTAGCACCCCACATGACAGACCCAAATCTAATATATTGCCTTAGTATAATTCAGCAATACTGCTAACCTAATAGCTGTTCTCCTCGCTCATCTGTCTTGCCCTAACGTCTACCTATTCCGTCACTGCTCAATTCATTATATAACAATTCTAAGCGAGTGAGGATTTGCACCTCACATAGAATGCGTTCATGTAACAATCAGTATCATTCCTTGCACATGTCCAAGCGTCTACCTTTTCCGCCATCGCCGTATAATCACATAAGCTGCTTTACTTCATCAATAAAATATTCAACCAAACTACTTTGAGAAGGTACTGCCTGACTTAGCTTAAAGTCCTCAGAACCGAATACCTTCTTAATAATATCCTTCATAATCATCAAGTGCTGATCTTTATTCTCTTCGCCGCCAATTTCTAGATATTTAATCCAAATTTCCTTAGCTTCGGCCATTACTTCTGTAAATGGACGATCTTTAATCTGGGCAATTTCCGTATGGTCAGTTACTTCCGCGCCATCAAGCTCTACAGCTTTGTCAATGGCGTCGCCAATAGCATCAACCAATTCCTTATATCCAAATTTAATTTTTGGAGCGAGATACTGATAACGGCTACCTGCGAATATGGTAGGTGTAGATCTCGTATATAGATATCTCTCAGAAGTACCATCAGGATTCATCTGTACCTGTAGATAGCCAATAATATCTACTATAGAATTGATAATCGTATATGCTTGATTAGGTAGATCTGGCGCGACAGCAGTAATAGCTTCACCATCTTCTGTCCGCATTTCTGTCGGCTTTTCTTTACTATGGGCAATAAACAAAATACCAAATCCCAATAGTGTTATCTCGCGCCAAAACTCAGAAAATTCTGTCTTTAGCATATTCCAGCCCTGGCCCCATGGTACATCCCTAATACTATCTACATTTTCACGCTGGCAAATGTATTTTTCGCATAGCTGCCAAGCAATTGAAGCTGTATCTACAACAATGGAATCATACATTTCTTTTGCCTGCGGCTTACGAAGCTGTGTTAGAACTTTCTTTGCATCAGTCCAACGTAGAATAGGAGCGCTACGAATACCAGCTAGCGCATTAGTGCCTTGTTCAAAGTTCATAAACAAAGCGCGAGGAAGCTGACTTCCAAATGTAGATTTACCAGTCTTTGGTTGGCCATAAATCAATAGGAACTTTCCCTTAAGGTCACGGCTAATCTTAGAAGGCTCCAAACTAAAAATATCAATATCAGCCATTTAATTCACTCCTTTATATAATTGGTCCGGGGTTAGGCGCAAGTACATTCTTGCGCCCGTATCCCCTATCACATCGTAGGCTGTCAAGTGACCGTTTATGCTTTAATCACTCCTACCACCGGTGTTGGCCTACGATTACTCCCAATCATACTTCTTGGCATCAGCCTGAGAGCCGCTACCACCCTGTCGAGCCATCTTAGAACGAGCATCAATCTGCATCTGCTCAATCTTAGCCTTACGCTGATTAAATCCTTTCTTAATCTCAGCAGGATCATAGCTGAAATCTTCTTCCTTACCTTCATCATCGCCGCCGGTAATAATTAGCTCACGAACAAATGTAGTGGTAGTATCAGGAATATCTTCACCCCAACTACTACCTTCACTGCTGCTGCTAGTGACCTCGTGAGAAGTTACACGTACACGACCTTTTACAGTTAGAGTCTTATTGGTTTCCCAATTTCGAGAAACAAATTCAACTTTATCAGGAGCCTCAACAATAAAATCTAATACATCTAGTCTACCACCGTACTGAACAATACCACCACGAACAACTAGACGTCCAGTAGGATCACCTTCACGATCAGTTTCATCGTGAATATCCATAATATATACTTCAGTTACGAAAGTCGCAACATCACCCAGCTTTGCAGGGTTAATAAACGAACCACGAATCTGGAAACCATTAATTAGATTGCCAGTACGAGATACGAAGTTATTCTCAGATAGAGTCGCACTAGTAATGCGTACCTGATCAGCCGCATCAACACCAACATTCTGCGCGGTCTTAAGTTCCTTTAGATCGACTAGGGACTTGTATGCAGGATTGGCCTTACCCGTACTAGTAAATGGAGTAGCGAAGAAACCAACCGGAATCTCACTTGTCTCTTCCTTACCATCAACGGCCTGAGTTACACGAATTGTAACAGTCGCGCGCTTATACTCACGACCATCGGCGAGTTTTCCCTCACCGAAATCAACATTCATTAGTTTACCAACTAGATTCATTTTGTTTTCACTTGGGATCATCAAATCTTTCATGTGCTTTTCTCCTTTTATTTATCTTATATTTTTTAATTAAAAACTTTCTTCTGCGGCCTTCTCCGCTTCCTTGGCGACCTTCTTTGCTGCTCTTTCCGCCGCGCGAGCAGCCTTAGCGGCTTCCTTCTGAGCCTGCTTCTCTGCTTCTTCCGCTACTGGATCATAAGCCAAGCCCGCTTCAGTTAGAGTATGATATAGTACATTATGAGTCTTAGCCTTGCGAGTTTCAGTCGCGGGTGCATCTTCAACTACTTCAGTACGAGTTGTAATTGCATATTTCTTCTTAATTAGAGCATTCATCGCACCTGTAACAGACGCAAATGGAATGTCTAGAGCTTCTGCAATCTGTTTCTTTGTTAGTTCTTCACCATAATGTTCCTTCATGTAGTTTAGTGTTCTTTCACTATTTACTGTTGCCATATTGTATTCTCCTTATATCTCGGGTTTATTTTCCCTTTTCTTTCTTATATTATAGTATAAATTTAGTTAAAAGTCAAGTATTGGCTTCCTCAATTGTAAACTGCTCTTCCGCAATCTGCTGTGCGGCTTCATCAGTTTCTGCTTCAATAACCTTAGATAGTCTTGGCACCAAATCTCCTTGATACCCAGCAATAGCCTTCTTTAGTGCTTCCATCCTATCTTGTAGATTACCTATAATTACATAGCATCCAACAAGTAGTTTAGCATATTCTGCTTTGGTTAAGTTGCCATCAAAAGATTCTGCTGCAAGTTTTTCATGAAGAGCCTCAAAATCATCGCGCATAGTTTTTGCTGTTTCAAAGCCCTTGTTATCATTCTTTTCATAATCATAGTCCATTACTTGCTCAGCGGCAATAGCTGTCGCACGAGTAAGTTCTCTAAATAGTTCCAGATATTTCTTATGCATTCTTTACTCCTTTTACCGCTCGACCGGTAATTTTATATGTATTATCTCCTACCCATTTAGCCTCTTTTACTTCCTCTTTCTCTGTTAATTTGATTGCCTTTACACCTTTAGTAAGTCGCCCAGTATATGCAATATCAGATAATGAGAAACAATTATAATAGTCACTAGAACTGATAATTGCTACTCTGTCATCATCATCGCTACTTAGGATTACCGATACAAGTGAATCGCCTTCTTCGAGTTTAATTGCGGCCGTACCTTTTTTCGCGCGAGCGAGGTATTCTCCTACATGACTCTTTTTAATAAAGCCATGTTTTGTTACACAAGTAACCGATTGGAAAGCATTAAAAGTACGAGTATCAATTAGAAGAAGCGGTTTTTCTATACCAATTGGGAAGATATCTGTAAGTTTGATATCCTTGTCATACTTAATTTTACTAAGTGATTCAGTATACATTTTCCCGCCAGAAGTAAACAAAGTTAAAGAACCAAGATTAGTAGTGAAGAGTTCAAGCTGTGCTTTACCACGCTTGCCTCTATTTACATCTTTCTTAATAACCTTAATTGAGCTTCCATTTTGAAGAACAATTACATCCTCTTCTTTAATTTCTTCTGGCTCTTCTTCATCGCCAAGTACATTAGTAATTTGTGTACGTCTGGCGTCACCAAATTTTTGAGATACTAGGTTTAGTAGTTCAATTAATTTTTCATCCAAAGCGGTAGGTTCAGATAATAAGTGGTTACACTCCCCTATAAATTTAGTAATTTCTGCCAGTTCATCAGATATTTTTACACCGTCTAATCGGCACAAGCATGATAGCTTCATATCCAGAATTGCATCGACTTGAGGATCATTGAATTTGTACTTCGCAATCAATGCCTTTTTTGCATCTGCGGGACTATCACTACCTTTAATAATAGCAACAATATTATCAATATCAGCGAGCGCAATCAACAAGCCATTGAGGATATTTTCGCGCGCAAGAGCTTTATCAAGATCGAATTGAATCATATTGCGCTTACATTGTCTAATATGTGCGATATATGCATCGCAAGCTTCACGCCATCCAAATACTTTTGGGAAGCGTCCTTGATCCAGCAAAATCATATTGATGGAATAATGATTTTCAAGCATTGTATCATGATAAAGCTTAGCAATCATTTTATCAGGATTCTGCCCTTTAGAAAGATAAATACGAATATCTGCTTCCTTCTTAGTATGGTCAATTACTCTTTCAATACCATAATCGGGGTCATCATTTACTAAAGATGCAAGCTGATCCATAACTGTATTTGTAAATACACCATATGGCAGCTCTGTAGCCTGCAGCATATTCTCTTTAGGATTAAATTTGAGGTTCGCACGCAAACGGATAGATTTGCCTTTTCCCACTCTTAGGCTTTCCTTTACTTCCGCGGCATTCGTAATAGTTCCACCTGTAGCAAAATCCGGCGCGCAATAAATATCATCATATGATACTTCTGGATTCTGAATAATCTTAATAAGTGCCTGATTTACTTCTTTAAGGTTGAACTGAGGTACGGAAGTAGCCATAGCAACTGCAATACCTTGACAGCCATTCACAATATTCCAGTATCCAATTGAAGGAAATACTGATGGAATTTGTTCTGTGCTATCATAATTGTCGTACCATTCTGTGATAGCATTTTTCTTAAGGCCATCAAACATAAAATCAGCAATCGCGCCCGCCTTCATTTCTACATATCGGGCGGCAGCATGACTATCAGGAGATGAAGGGTTGCCGTAGCTTCCTTGAACATCCTCAAGTGGGTAGCGACTGGACCAAGGTCGAGCCGCGCGTATCAACGCATCATACATTGCTACATCGCCATGGACATATGACTGAGACATCGCGGCCGCAACACTCTTCTGAGCCTTCTGAAACTTATCCTTATGAGTGAGCTTGTTGGTAAACTGTGCATATAGACCTTGCCGCAAACCAATTTTTAGCATATCTCTAACATCTGGCAATGACCGTTCTTGAGCTATAGAAGCTCCGTACTTTAGAAATGCATCTTCAATGGTGTGCTGGAAATCTACATTCTTAATCATATTTTACCTCATTATATATTGTCTGTTCCATTGCCCATTCTTCATCAGATATATGTTCTTTTGCCAATGCAATTTCAAATGCGTACTCTTCATCTAAATGACAGTAACCTTTTCGAGGAATTGGTTCATCGTCATAAGAGCATGTTCCTTTGTGGTTATTGGGGCAACCGTTGCAATACATATTCTCACTCCTTTCTTTTTATTTATTATAGCATAAATTTTAGAGATTGTCAATTATTAAATATAGGATATTTATGATATTTATAATATCCGTCGTTGTCATTCATATCCGCTGCCCAGAAGTAGTTACATTGATATCCACCATGATTTTTAATATAATAAAAACGTCTTAAAAAGAAAAATTCAAAATGAGCATTAACGTTATCAGTATAATTATATAATATTTCCTGCATTAGAGAATCTTTAATGGATTTTAATCCTAAATCCAAGCAAAGAAAAATAGCATTTTCCTCTTTATACTGTTTGTTCTTAAATGGCATGACTTTAATTATATAAATATTATCTTGTGCATAATCAAATTGATATTTAAAATAATCATAATCTAATAAATTATGAATAGATAAAATTTTACATAATGTTTTATAATAGCTATCAGTCATTAAAGCTTTAAAGATCTTATCCATATTTTCATTTTCAAACGTAACATGGCGTGAATTAGGAAATTCTTTTATTTCTTGCAGCTTTAATTTTGAAGATTTATTTGGCCCATTACCACGAGTCTTATTAAAACCATGATCATAGCTCTTATAATAATTAATCCAATATTGCTCTCTCTCATCTAATTGTTCTTCTTCGCAATGCTCAATAATTTCAATACTCCAATCATTTAAATTATTTTGCATTATTTTATGCCAATCATCAGTTTCATCGTTAAGATGCTGTTCAAGACGTCGTACTACATTAATAGATTGGCCAATATAATTCATACCAGTTGATTTCTGTGTTATTTTATATATACCGCAATAATTCATATTTATCTCAATTATTCAAAATATTAAAATCCACATTCTCAAACAAGAAGTCTCGGCGTCCCTCAACTTCCGTACCCATCAACATTTGTAACGACTCAGCCGCAGCTTCGACGTCATTTATAGTAAGAATGTCTAAGCGCCGATTTGTCGGGTGTAGCATAGATTCTTCCATATCATCTGCTACCATCTCGCCCAAGCCTTTGTAGCGACTCTGCTCCCATCCACTATGAGTTTTCTTTAGCTCAACAAGTTCATCCTCATCATAGGCATAAACATGCTGACTTCCTTTACTCAATCTATAAAGGGGCGCACGTAACCAACCGAGTCGTCCTTCTTCAATGAACTGCGGCATTAGGACATAAAAGAGTGTAGTAATAAGACACATGATATTGTATCCATCTACGTCAGCATCAACCGCAATCGCGACTTTTCCGTAATTGAGCTTCTTACCATTATATCTGTCTTGAATGCCACATCCAAGTGCCATAATGATATCAGATACTTCCTGATTCTCCAAACACTCATCAAGTGGATGCTTCATCAGGTTCTTAACTTTACCACGTACCGCATACAGTGCTTCAGTTTTTACATCACGCGCAGGCATTAGGCCACCCAATGCGGAATTACCTTCACATATAATAAGCATTGAATCTTGACCATGCTTTTCGCAATCCTTGAACTTATCAGAAGAAGTGACCTTACGCTTACGCTGTTCAGTTTCTTTCTTCTCCATATTCATAATTGCTTCTCTCGCACGAGTTGCTGCGGCTTCGGCCTTTTCAATCTTCGTAAGCATTTCTACAATCGCATTAAACTCATTTGAGTGTTGAGTAGCCATATCTTTAAGCGCATTGGAGAATGCAGTTGAAGCTAAGGTTCGAAGCGAAGCATTATTGATTTTAGATTTAGTCTGGTTCGCAAAAGAAGGATTTTCTACCTTACAATTAATTACATAGAATAGGTTCTTGCGGATATATTCACCATCAAAAGAGGCGCTCGCAAGCGTATTAAACGTCTTGGTTATTGCACTTCTCGCGCCAGTAATTGGGCTACCACCTTCTGGACACCTAAGTCCATTTACAAATACATATGCAGTTTCGTGTTTAGTGCCCCACTGAAAAGCAATTTCTAGACTATCGGTGCCATCAGAAGCAGATCCAGTAATAATACTTTTTTGTAATGGTTTTTGTACATTTTTCTTTACAAAATCTATAATGCCATTTTTCGCGCAATAAGTTTTTACATCATTTTCATTTGAAACTATAAACTCAATGCCTGGATAAAGATATGAAATATCTTGAATATCCTGACAAATTCGATTAAAATCATAACCAATTGGGCCATTTGAAAATACTTCTGGATCAGGAATAAAATCTATCCTAGTACCATTAGGATTATTACATGGTTCTTCGATATAATCCTTTAAGATTCCTTTTTCAAATATCGCTGCAGCCCGTTTGCCATCTCGAAAACTTTGAACAGTAAAACTTTTAGATGAAAGGCATACACAAGAACCGCCAATTCCATTTAAACCTGAAGCATTTTTATAGGCATCATGCGAAAACTTACCACCAGTATGACTTTTAGTAAATATAGATACTAGGACATTTTCGCCATTTTCACGAATACCAAAGGGTACCCCACGACCGTAGTCACGCACTGTAACCGAATTATTACGCTCGTCTAGCATTATTCGAATTTGTTTCCCATATCCAGCCAGTGCTTCATCGGTACTATTATTGATAATCTCTTTAAGTGCCTGATATGTTCCTTCAATATCATCGCTCCCAAGATACATCTGAATACGCGTGCGAACTCCTTCTCGGAAGGACAGGCTTTGTATCGAATTTACATCGTAGGTTTCTGCCATTCTCTCACCTCTTTCTCTTTACATTTTATTATAACATAAATTAAAAAAGAAGTCAATTATTTAGTTGACTTCTTTCTATGCTTCTTTTTCTTGACTTTAACATTATTACTATCCACATTAATCGTGTAAGGGCCAATTAGCTATTCTAAATTTTGTAGTACAGTTTTCAGTAAATTCGCATCTTCCTTAATCTTATCTCGATTAAAAGTTACATCAACTATTAGTTTTGGGTTAGTACCTTGTCCTCCCTAACCGGTAGTAGTAATAGTATAGTAATCTTCTAAATTAAACATTAAATCACCCCAAATTCTAATATATTAAATATTAATATTAGGAAAAATTGACTTTAGTTCTTCTTGCACATAATTCAATTTATCATTCTATAATTGTAAGATATGAATAGCCAAACTTTGTGGCAAAACAATTTCAGTAATTTCATCATCAGATTTAATAATTACAGGGATGCCGCGAAATCTTCCAATATATCCTTCATCCATATTATTTCTCCCAATTAATATCTACCGAACATTTATAATTATCTGGTAGACAATTCTCTGCGCGAGTATCCAACTTAGCAATACGATCTTGATAAGCGCCAGTTAGAATATAATGTTCTTTAATATTAGATATATATTCACCCTCATATTCGCGCGGATCGACTGTTTCTTCCCATGTATAAGTTACTGATACCTTAAGCTTCAAATTTGTATCCAAGTTCATCTACCGCCTTACTTACACATTCATATAATATATGAGTTCTAATAAGACAATCTAGATAACGGGCCGGCGCAGCGTGAAAAGCATTCATCATATCATGAGTAAAATCATAACCAAATTCCTCTAGTGCGTCAATAAGGTCAAGGAGTCCATATCCAATATATCCAGCGCATGTATCTTCATCAGCATAATATATGCCGCCATTTCCTGTTACTTCATCTACATCCCATAGCTCATCGCCAAGCCGCTCTTCATACTCATCACGTGTCATTCCAGGCTCTGGCTCCATATAATTATCTACAATATATTTCTTAATATCCTTAACCATTTCTTCTCTATAATTATATTCCATCTTACACCTCTTATCCAAACGCAATCATAAGCGCATTAGTAATATGCCGAATAAGTTCTTTTGTATACTGCTGAGTTACTACCACCTTAGTAGAACCAAAAGGTGGATTCATGTATTGCTCATTATCTGGATCGGTAATGAGTGTTGCCTGTTTCATATCAAAGGCATGAAAACGCTTAATTGCGTCGGCCATATTTCTATAATCATTACAAACTGCATCTCCATCAAAGAGGATAATGTTATAATTGCAAGTTTGCGGCTTCTGCATTCCAAGAATAATGCTCTTCATATTGTCAGGGATCGAATTTCCGCCCCAAGCTGTCATCTGACGCTCTCGTACACTTTTGCAAATCTTCAATTGATGATTGATAAAAATAACATCCATAGAGAAGTTATGATTTTTACGCTCGATGTTAGATAATACGGCAAGAATACCGTTCGTCAATTTTACATTATCACAAAAGCTACCTGAGCAGTCAATAAAGAGATTCAGATGGCAAGAGCCAAATTTATTATTACCCTGTACAGACATAGAGCGCTCAAAGTAACGATAGTCTTTTCGCGCGACAGCACGAGGATTAAAAACGCCGGAGTATGTATTGATACCGCTTCCGCCGCTATTCTTCTTCTTAAAATTATTAATAATGGTTTCAGCAGTTTTCTGAAAACTATCGAGCTGTTCTTTTTCAGCGGGTTTAAGTCCAGCATCTTTAGAGAGCGAAGCGCCAACCATACGTTTAAGCTGCTCCATAGTCATTTCCAATTCTGCCAAGTCCTTGGAAGTCTTTTCCGCTGGATTGCCATTGACCTTGCCCTGTTCTGAAGAAGGAGCCTCCTGTCCTTCGCCATTAGAATCACTAAACTCTTCAGGATGTTTTTCAAATTCATCCTGAACCATGCGCCACAGTTCATAAATGGCATCTTCATAATTACCTACATCAATGTCACCTACGTCCCAACGACGTGAGACACGATTCAGCGTAGCGTAGGTTTTAATAATGCGGTTAACTTCTTTCTGAACTGCCGCGGTGCCGAGACCAAAGCGCACAGCGTTAAAGAATGCACCTTTAGCATCAGTGGCTTTTGGCGCATGACCGCCATGAATATCATAAATCTGCTTACGAAAGTCAACACCATGATAATAATTTTTAAGTACGGTTTCGATGCGTTGATCTTCCATACAATTGTTTTGGAAATTATTATCCAAAATCGTAGGTGTCAAAATAGCATGACTGACCTCATGATAAAGCATAGAACGCACTGCTTCTTCTTCGTCACAAGTCCCTTCCATTACTTGTGCGAAGCGGTAAGCAATGATAGGATAGGAAATAATAATCTTATCCTCAGTAACAGAATAATATGAAGTTTCTTCGTCTTTGACTAGCTCAAGAGGAATTCTGCGGCCAGTATACAGGCCAATTGGAAGGGTATCAACAATTGATTTACATCTAGCAAAGCTCAATTCCATTTTATTACTCCATTCCCATAATAGCTTTTGCAAGCTGATCAGCAGTTAGTACAAATTCACGAGTTTCGGCACAACGGTCAACAAGAGGTTCCGGCAGTCCATAGGTCATACCACCGAGAGAAAGGTTCATAGTTCCAATAATCTGGAATCCTTCAGCGATATGCACCGGCCGATTCTTATAGTAGAACTCAGTCTTACCGTCAACAATACCCTGCAAGAAACGTAGAGAGTCAAACGGCAGGAGGTTAATTTCATCAAGTACAACCTTGCGGCCTTCTTCCATGCATTCCCACAGAAGAGAAGGATTGAAATCGGGCTGTCCATCTTTAAAGATGAAATCTTCCATCAGATCGGAAGGAAGCATAGAACTATTACATACAATACAACGATTGTCTGCTTCTTCCTGCGCTAGAGTTGTCTTTCCCGTTCCGGCGCTACCGTAATAAATCTTCAAACGAGTATTAATGCGATCTTTCGGTTCACCATACTGCGCGATGTCATCAATAATCTGATTAAATTCTGCGCTCTGCATCTTCTGACGAATTTCATTCGTGTAGGAAGAGTCCATAAGCGCAAAATAGTTATATACATAGTCACACGCGCTTTTTCTGTCCTTGCAAGCCATATATGCAAAAGTATTTACAAAGCGAAGAGACGGTGTAAATGAAAACTCAGTAAAGAAACTCATCATATGCTTTAGACCATTAGTCAGAATTTCTACTGGACTCTTCTTAGGCTGAAGTGCAGGTGTGGCAGATGAAAGGGCATTAAAGATATTCGGATACCGATTGTTATTTACAAGTTCCTCAAATACCTGCATCCGATCTGCATATTTGGTTTCGCGCATAAGATTGTATAGGCTTTCATATTCATCATATTCAGGATGTGTATGATCGACAACATAGCTGACACCATTTCTTTCGCCATAAAAAGCCCCATCCGCAGTACGCTTGGTAATAGACATTTTTTCTGAGAGTTTCATTTATTTTCTCCTCACTTTCCTTTCTATATTAGAATTATACACTAATTTTTATTAAAAGTCAAATCTTATATTCATCAAAAATTTCATCAAGGCAATCGCGCAGAAGATAACAGCGAACAGCAACATCGAGCGCTTGGGGTGTAATTTCAGTTTTAAACGCATCGCTAAAAGCTCTGTATGCATCAAGGCTCAGCGGCAAATTGCTGCTAAGACATTGAAGCGCAGTAGTACCTTGAGCATAACCTTTCGATTGATGATTACCTGTTACTGGAGAAAAAAATATATCCATGTAAAGATAATCACGATCTTCTTTTCCCTGATACCAATTAGTTATAAGATACCTTTTTGCCGCATGAATTATTTCTTTATGATAATCATAATGATCATGTTCCCATAACCGTTCAGTAGGAAAAATTGTTGAAGTAGAGTGTGTCATTGGAATTAAACATTCATATATTCCAGAGTTTAAAAGAAATTCCTCATCGGCGTAAATCATATCTGCCCTCATGCCTTTAAAATTATTACGCAGATTTTTGACTTCATATATAGCACAATATATTATACCATATTTCCATTCATATACGCCTCTGCGCCGGCATTGCCGCGAATCAGAAGGTAAAAATGTTTTAAAGAATTCAATTACTTGGCTTGAATGTTTAGTAAAAATTAAAATTTCCATTATTAATCTCCCATTCTAACGCTAAATCCCTGCAAATCTAAATTAAAATCTGCTTTAAAATATTCTTGCATTACATCATCAAGTTTATGTACAAATAGAGGTTTACTATGATCAAATTCTCCATAAAATAGATCTGCAAGATCAATAATACATAGGGAATCATATCCATATGATTCTGCTTTAACTTGAAGTGCGCGTTTATTAGTAGTAAGAATAATACCATCCGCTTCGAGCGCCATATCCATTAATTCCTTAGTCTTACCAGTGCCTTGCGGCCGAGCAATTATTTTCATTTATCGTCAATCTCCCTTACTTGAATTACATCAGAGTAGTCAAAGTGTTTTGTTACTTCATATTTTTCTACGAATTCTTGAGCTGGCATATCAGTAAGACGCACTATATATTCATTACGTTTCAATTCTAAATGATTCAAAGTAACCGCGGCAATCATACCTATAATAAAAGCAAGACCGGCAATACAAGATATAATAAGGCCAATATATTCTGTATTATGAAGACAGGCCAACGATAAAACTACAACTGCCACGCTAATTCCCATTAAAATAAAAGTCCAGTTTGGCGGTCCGTAAATAGGAATCGTTTCAATAATTTCCATTAAATTTCACCTCGTTTCTTAGAATAATGATAATCCGCCGCGTCGATTACAGTAATAGAGATGATAGCAATGATACAAATAATTGCGCCGATAATTGCACCAAGTTCAAGACCCTCAATAAAATAGCTCATTTATTCCTCCTAATACCACAGACAGGACAGAATTCATCATTATCATATAGAATGCTAACAGTTTTACATTCGGGGCACTTATAGGCTAAGACTTCATCGGTAGTAATGGTTGGCGCTGTATCAATTACATTTTGCGCCTTCTCCATAAGTTCTCTTGCGAATTCAAAGACTCTCTCTTCATCGCATTCTTCCCAATTTAAAGAATATTCATTCATTAAATCACGTATCATGCCATCTCTATCCATAGATGGCGCATTGAGGTCGCAGTCATCACGATAAATTAATTCACGCATGGTATCTCTCCTTCTTCTACAATGCACCATTGTATTACTTCTTTTGTTACATCAAACATTAGACTGTATCATTCCAAATAATTCCTTTCTCCATCGGCGCAGAAAAAATCATCCTCCTGCACTACCATTGAATATTCATAAAATGGACAATTGTCGAATTCTCGCTTCCAACAATCTTTACACCGGATAACAGGTTGTCTGTCCTCAATGGCAATAGCGCAGTTTTCACAATTGTTCTGCTCTTTCAGTAGAGAAAGAGCATCTGAAATAGTTTGCCCAATCTTAATACACATTTCTGGAGTAACCATATTTGGATTACATAATACCGCTTTTGCGATATTCATATTTTCTATAATTTTCTCTCTGTCCATTCATTTTCGCCTCTATTTTCCTTTCGTAAATATTATACTATAAATTTAAGATTATGTCAATTTTTTGATCTAGCGCCTTGGCGCGATAGCGCCAACCGGGCGCCTTTTTATTTTTTATATAATTTATATTTATTTATAGTATTTATATTTCTCTATTCAATTTGACCATACCCCTCTATTCAATTTGACTCAATTTCTATGTCAAATTGACTATACCCCTATATTCAAATTGACTATAGGTTCGAGTCAAATTGACATAAGTATTTTTTATCTATGTCAAATTGACTATAGGTCTGGCCGCGCGATAAAATCATAAAGAGGGCAACTTAATCCATCTTTATCGGTAACATTTTCATGCATAAAGATAAGAAAGCCCTTTTCTATAAGTTCATTTACTGCGCGATTATAAGAAGAATCGCTAATGCCAGTTTTTGCTACTACATCTACTTTACTTAAGCCACCTACATATCCATCTTGATTAGAAATAAGATAAATATAAAGTTTAAAGCCTTTTTCACTTAATTCGCGGCTAGCATAAAATAAATCTTCTTTAAATAAATCAGATATACGTACATCATTATTACGCTGCTTTTCGCGCACTTTCTTTACTCGAAATACTTTTTGATTCTTATTCAGACTATAATCTGAACTAGTTAATTTTACATTTGCCATTTGGGTTCCTCCTTATCGCTTAGATTGCGATATACGGCGGAAAGCTTCTTGAAACTCTGGTGAATCTTCAAATATCCATACTTTAAATTCTGGATTATATTCATTTATGTCAGTACCTATAATTTTAAAGCCTTCACGCCTAAGTTGTAAGGCTATCCAACGAGTATATACTCGATAGCCTTTATTTTGTAATTTTGTCATCTATGCTCCTCCATAATTTCTTCCATTTTATCTAGCAATTTTACCGATGGATTTTTTGTTCCTTTAAAAATGCGGCTTAAATGTTCTTGACTACATCCAATTGCTTCCGCAGCTTCAGTTTGATTCCATCCTTTATTATAAGTAAATAGTTCATATTGTTTTATAATATCTCGTGTCATATACTCACCTGCCTCTAGGACATAATTTAGGATAAGAAAAATATGACCTATCCTCCATAGAATAAGTCATAATATAACCTTTGAATTATATTAAATCTTTTCGTTCCATACAAAATTTTTTCAAAGCGTCGGGGCTTGTAAAAGTAAGTCCATTTAAATAACTTTCAGTATCAAACAAATATGCTACCTGTTCGCGCCGCCATTTATCTTCTCTATACTTTGCAAGTGGCCATCCAAGCTCTACTGCTAATTCATCATCTGGGAGAGTTACTTGGTCTTCTAGATTTGGATCGAAAGGATCAATCTTTTCCCATCCAAAATCCTCAGAATAAGAGGCTGGATAGAACTCTTCAAAGTCGTCAGTTTCATTTATATAGCCAGAAACGCGACTAAAAATAAAACTCCAGCATCGAAATTTCTTTTCTTGTGGCTCAAATACCACAAATGAATAGCAGCTATTATCTTCCCAAAAAGGATTATCATCCCATTTTTCAATATGATCTACACTATGAGGATCGGTTATAGTAAAAGTTTGTTCTGAATCATATCTGCCTACGAGGGTATCATGAATAGGAAAATTTTCAATACAATTTTTAAATGTCATTAGTAATCATACTCCACAAATAGTTTTCTATTCTTAATTTTATTCTGCTCCCATCCTAATACCTCATCGCGCAGTTCGCACAGTTGAGGTACAGAGTCATAAGTTCCGAAGTAATCACGATGAGTACAAGCAACCCTAATCATTTCTTCGAGTTCTTCACTGCCAATCCTAATAAGCTCGCCGGACTCATAATTCTTAGGTATGAATGACCAATTCTTAACCATATCCCAATTTTTGCGCCAGTACATACGCTCTTTTATGATGTCAGAAGAATACCAATTTTCATCCTTAAATGCCTTATGATTTGGCGCTTCTAATATGTAGCAATCCATTCCCATTACTCATTTCTCCTCTCTTTCTTTCTATAAGAATTATACTCTAATTTTAAGAAAAAGTCAAATAAGAGGAGTTGAAGTTTCAACTCCCCTTAAATTATTTATCTTTTAATATAAGATTAAGTACAATACCTATAAGCATTGCGAGTGCAGTAGTTCCAATACTTACAATACCAAAATTACATACTGCGCCGGAAACGCCTAGCGTTAGTACAGCTGCAATAATAGTAACGTTCTTATTATTATTCAAATCGATATTGCTATCTTTAATAGTACGAATACCAGATAGAGTAATATAACCATAGAGAATGGCGGCGCAGCCACCAAAAATTGCGCTTGGAATTGATACTAGGAAAGCCTGAAGTGGGCCAATAAATGCGGCAATACCCATTATTACAGCCGCGAGAGTAATTACATATTTGGAACAAATCTTACTAAAACCTGTAGTACCAACACTCTCACCATAGCTAGTATTTGGCATAGCACCAATAAGAGTACCAAGAGCAGTTGCGGCACCATCACCCATTAGAGTGTAGCCGAGGCCGGGTTTCTGTGTTAAATCGGTTCCAATTACAGCACTTAAGGCCTTATGATCTGAAGTATGTTCACAAATTGTAACTAGACTTAGAGGCAAGAACAGTAGTAGAATCTGTGGTAGATAGCTCCAATCCCAAGTTCCAAAATGTAGGAAAGCAAAGTCAGGTAGTTGGAATAGTTTTACTCCATTAAATACACTAAAATCAATAATTGGAACTCCGCATACTGTAAGAATTGCGGCGAAAGCATACACAATTAGAATTGCTACTAGGAAAGGTAAGTTTTTAATAAAACCTTTTCCATAGTGAGAGATTAGCGCTGTAATAAGTAGTGTTAGCATTCCCAATCCAAATCCAATTAAACTATATTGTCCATTGATTTGGAAATAAGTAGGCAGGAATGTAGCTAGATTTAGGCCAATGACTGCTACAATAGGGCCAATTACAACTGGCGGTAGTAGTTTGTTAATCCAAGCAGTACCAAAATGATTGATAGCAAGCCCAACCGCAAAATAAATAGCACATACAATTAAACCGCCAATAAATACAGCCAAATAATTTGGAGCAGTTCCAAGTGCGAGTGCTCCCATTACTGCGGCGACAAACGCGCCAGAAGAACTAATAAACATAGGACTCTGGCCGTGAGTAATTAGCTGATATAGAAGAGTACCAAGAGCTGCACCTAGCATAGATGGCGCAATAGGTACTCCACAAATCTGCGGGATTAGTACGGTAGCAACGAAACAAGCAACAACCTACTGCATTGCAGCGACAAGCAGTCTTTTTGCAGGTAGCTTGTCATTAATATTATATAACATATTATTTAGTCTCCTTAATCTTTAAAATGTCTAGTTAATGGTTCTAAATTATCACTTACTACTGTTTCAGTAGTATAGTGCGGCGTATGACAATTATCTGGGTTAGTATAGTTCTAAGCGGTAACATTAGGGTCTACTTGATTTACATTAGTACAATAGGTAATAGAATCGGGATGAATCCTAAACATATTATCATCGCATGTAATTTTAGTTCTCCACCATTCATCGCATGGATTTACTGTAATCTTATTCCAAGAAGTAGAAGGTGAACAGTCACATTGCCTTACCCAAGGGGCATTGATGCGGCCGCAACGAGGACATTCCCATCCTTTTTCAGCACTATAAGAGGGACTATTGTAAGTATAAGTTGTACTTGTACTAGTTCCTTTAACTGTTTCTCCAGTCTAAATTTTATTTGTTGTTTGCATATATTACCTCCAATCTGATATGGCTTCGTCTGTTTTATTAGAACCATATTGTTCTTTTAGTAGCGGTAAAATTTCATCGAACGAATTATGTAGCATATGATCTTCCGTAGCATACAAAATCATTCCATATAACATCTGATTAATGCTGAAACTTCGGCGCCAATCCTTCTCATTTAGATGATTGGTACGGATATCGAAATAATGGGCGTAATTTTGTTTATTAACTTGTGGCCAAATAATTTCATCCATTATTTTATTAAATGCTGCCGCGCGTGCTTCTGTCGTTTTAATAGTCTGTAATTCACTTAAACAATTAAGAATTCTATTACAAAAATATTTCCATCCATATAGAACGCCCATCTCGCACATAGTACCAATGGCACTTTGCTCTGGACACAAAACCGTATAATCACTATTCCATAAACGTTCAATATCTGCTTCACAGATTTTTTCCGCAAGATGATTATTTTCTTCTTCTGTCATATTAGACTTATCATTGATTGACTTGTTTTGGACGGGACTATATACGTTTCCGGGAATACCCGCAGCTTTAAACTTATCATATTCTTCTTGGCGCGCGAGATTTGAACCATAGGTCATAATATCACCGCCTAAGTATCCGAGAGGTTCTTTAACCATTCGTTTCCTCCTTATGTGTCAAATCCCACATAATATCATACATCTCTAGCTTAAAACCTTCTGGCTGTTCTTCTAGCGGTAGCATCCACCAAGCGAGTCCTGCATCTGGATGACGCTTAAAGTATTCGTCAATTAGCTGACCATATAGATTTTCCATAATTTGTACCTCCATTTTTCTTTTATTATATCACGAATTTAGAAAAAAGTCAAATAAAAAAAAGAGGGACGCAAAAATGCGTCCCTATAATTATACAGGAGGAACCATCAAATCGCACATGCGAGCTACATTTCCTCTCTCCGATTTCACCAATTTTACCGTGCCAAATAGCGGCTGCCCGCTCAAATGTTCCAGCATAGAACGAATTCCATTATTCTTCTCAAACTTACGATGATCAATTTGAGCAACATCGCCGCAGAAGATTAATTCGCTTCCGTCTTCAATACGACTCATTAGCAGTGTTACAAGCTTATCATTCATATTCTCACATTCATCACAGATAACAATCGACTCTCGAATGGATCTACCACGAATGTGAGATAAAGGGAAAATTTCAATAACTCCATCATCTATTAATTGATCTAGTACATCTGGGCCGCCTAAGTGGTCTGCAAGTGGGCCGCCCCATATAGCCATCTTGTCCTTTAAATCACCAGGTAAATAACCTATATCATTTGTATCTGCAACAATAATATTATTACGTACAAATATAAGTTTACGATATTTTCCCTTATGTACTTGTTCTAGCGCATATGACAAAGCGAGTAAAGTTTTTCCGCTGCCCCAGGCACTCGTTAATAGTTTAACACGAATATCCGGATTCTGTAATAAATCAAATGCCATTTTCTGCTCTAAGTTACGTGGACTAATTGTTTCCTGAATATAAGGATTACGTATATCTTTATACTTTAAAGGCCGATATTCTTCTCCTGTCCAAAACAGTACATCCTTAAGTTCCGTTCCTTCATATATCTTACAAAACTCATTAGTTTTGGCTTTTAGAATATTCATTTTGGAATCAGTATAAAGCATAGACATTTCTTGCTCATTTGGATAATATTTAGCCCAGCCGCACCATTCTTCGGTTGGTGCTTTTCGGGCCGGAGCATAGGTGGCTATAAGATGTGGCATTTGAAGCGCAAATTGATATTGCGCCGCATCGCAGGTAAGAAAGATTATATCTATTTTCTCTTCTTGCGCGAAAATTTCAGCGGCAAGAATAATTCGATGGTCATTGATATTGCTTAGAAAATTATACTTCTTTAGCAGTTTATCTATCTTTTTATTATCATCTAATATAACTTCATATTTGCTACCTTCCATAATTTTACGAATGGCTTCACGCGCCAGAAACTTAATCTCTGGACTCTCATGCTCATTCCCTTTGATATGCTCTAGCTCACATAAAGTTAAAGGGCTGATGGCAATACGACCTTCAGCCACTCCATGTAGAATATAAGATGTATCCGCAAAGTGTTTAATCATTTATCATCAACTCCATACAGATGGTCGAGCATTCCCAAATCAATTAGTTCTTGACCTTTTATGAACCATTGCTTTCTTGCGTGTGCATCGTACATCTCTGGAGTTATATTAGTATTAGCAATAATAAAGTCTCGAATATCTGCATCCACGCCTTTATTAAATTCCATAATGTCATCTGCTGTACGACTTTCACTGGATTCGAGTGCTACATAACCATCATGAAGTAGGACATAAGATGCGGGAAAACCATACCGAATTACATTCTCATTCTTTCCACCACCAGCAAGAATAATTCCTGCCATACTTGCAGCCATACCTGGTACTATAATATTTAGTGGTTTAGAATATAATGAAATATATTGTGCGAGGTAGAAGCCGTTAGCTACGCTACCGCCGCAAGAGTTTAGGATTAGTGTTACCGGATCGGTAGAATTGTCCTCTTCAAATTCTTTTAATGGAAGATACACTTTTTCTACAGTTGCATCAGTAACATACTCATTTAAAATAATAGTACGTTTATCTAGCAGCTGATGAAAGTATTGATATGTAATTGGATCAAACCCAAATTTCTCTACTTCACCGAATAATTCTTCTAAGTCCATAAGTCCTCCTCAGCCTCACTAATATGCGGGCTTATTCAATAATTTTTGCGAGTGTGCAATCTTTCGGGTCAAGGTCACCTTTTCTCAATGATTTGAGAATAGGGTGGCGGATGGATATACCTTCACCATCAGAGTTTGCGCGTCGCTCTGATACCATCATTCCAGTAATTGTAACAGGCGTACCAATCCATTCTTTTGGATGATCACGCAAAGCAGTCTTAAACTCTTCTGTTAAGCCACTAACTTTACATAAAGGAATAATAATATCGTCTTTATTATAAACGCCTACTTGAATTGCAGCAGGCCATTTATTAAAATAGTTTTTAGACACTGGTAGATAGGCGCCACCGGTTTGATACTCTCCAAAGTAGTCTCCCTGTACCAATTGCCCAGTACGACTATTTTCCCAAAGTTGCCAATGTCCAAGGTCATCTCCGTGATAGAGCTTTTCACCTTGCACAGTACCAGTAATAATGGCATCAATTTCAGAAGTAATTTCTTGTTTTACTTTAATTGTAGTCCATGCAGAACTGCGCTTACCGGGAGTATATAATACTCCCTTTTTATAACATACTGCGCCTTCGCCGCCACGACTTAAAATTGTAGCCACATCATCGAAGAAATGTTCATTCATTTCGTGAAATTCAATCCCTTTAACGAGAGGACTATTAATACGTCTCACAACCTCATTAATATAGGATACACGTTCTTCAATTGGCTTATCTAGAAATTCTACTCCGTCTAGTGCAAGTACGTCAAATATACGCCATTCTACTGGAGTCTCTTTCTGACGTGCAATTGCCTTTGGGGCTAAACAACGCAATACGGCTCCCACTGTGGCATCTACTCCACCAGGGATATATCCTTCTCCAAGTAGGACAGTTGTACCTTTTGTAAATGCTTTACATACATCTTCCCAGAAAAGTACTTTATCCTGTACTTCACCAAGGTGTCCCGTTGTCTTACTAATTCCACGAGTTTGTAGTACATTATCATCTGGAGTAATAATTCCACGCAAAAAATTACCATCAAATTTTTCACTCCAAATATATTGGCCACTTTCTGCGGCGGCCTCAAGCTTCATACGTTTCATTTCTTTAGAAACCGATGCTGTAGGAGCCCAATATTTTTGGATACCCAATTCGCGCCATTCATTACTGGTCATATAATTTTCTCCTTTAAATCAAATTTAAGTCTTTTAAAATTGTTTCTGCGCCATCTTTTAACTCTTCTAAGTCGCCTTCGTTATGTAATACATAATCGAAACTATAACAGTCAAGTGAAGTTTCACTTGGGTGATTACGCTGATCGTCTGTTAGAGCTGGATTAATCCATTCCGTGCCATCTTCATTCTTGCGCTCAATTCTTACTGCTACGCAATTTTTAATACCTTGTAGCGCGATATCAATTTCATTGGGGAATCGCGCATCTGGTACTATAGCTACATCAAAATTATTATATGGCTCAAAGGCTTGGATTAATCCTACAACAATTCCAGTCCAGAAATTGGGATGACAAGCACGTACAATATCCGTGCCAACCTGCTGTAATAAGGTTCTTCCTACTTCATCTTTCTTACCATCCCAATCCATGAAATCACGCAGGAACCATTTAAGCGCATCAGCGTAATGGATTAATAATACACGTTTTCCTTTCTTTTCAAGAGCTTCACGCATATACTGCGCGGTAACATCTTTTCCAGAACCAGATTTACCAGATAAAATAATTGTTTGTTTCATCGTCTTAGCACTTCCATTTGTAAGTTAAAATAGAACTGTAAAAAATCCTATTCCTCTTCAGAGTGAGCTTTAGTATATTCAGACAAGAGCTGCGTAGCGCGCTCAGGTGATAATATAGACGCAAGCCGCCAAACATCTGCGGCTTCTTGTCTTAATTTATCATTAATATTGGCAAATAGTTCAATCATGTTTCTCACCCTTTTGAATTTTATTAAGAATATCAAAGAAAGCTTGAACTTCTTCTTTGCTTTCTAATTGATATTGGCGAATTTTCTTGGGCGCCAGTCTTTCATTATCTGCAGGCAATTCATATATATAGTAGGTTTCATTCTGATCTGCATCAATAACTCGCTTGGTAATTACCTGACCTGTGCGTTTGCTAACTAACTTAATAATAACACAGTCGTCTTCATAAACTTTTTCCATGTCAAAACAGTCAGTTTTCATTTCTCCTACTAAGCCTGCATACTCGTTGCGCCCGACTTCATAAATTTCATCGTTCATTGTCTAATCCTCGGAAACTATCCTTTAAGTCCTGAGCTACTTCTTGAGCGAATCTATCACATTCATTATTCCAATAATTGTCAGCATGGCCTTTTACCTTTGAAAAGCTATACCAGAAGTTTTCAAAATATGGAATAATTTGAACCCATAAATCTTGGTTTGCGACATCTTCACCTTTAGAATTAACCCATCCATTAATTTGCCACTTGTTATACCATTGCTGCTTATAACAGTTAATGGCATAAGCTGAGTCACTGTAAATAATGACACGTTCATTAGGATGCCGGTTGAGGCGTGCGTACTCTAAGGCATTGCGAATTGCTAATAATTCCATTCGCTGATTTGTGGTGTCCTGTTCGCCGCCGCAAGCCCGGTATTGAAATTCACCTCCACGTAGGGCAACAAAGCTCCAGCCGCCAAAACGTATTTTGGCTAAACTTTTACATGACCCATCTGTGTAAATTTCTAAAGCTGCAATTTGTTCTGCACTACGTTTTCCTTGAACCATTTTACATCCTCCTTTTTAATTTATTATACACTAAATTAAAAAGAATGTCAATTATTTGAGGAAATCATTCTTCTCTAGGCGCTCTTTATAAAGTGCCTAAATCCATTCATATTCGGCATTGAATACGCCATTTTTATCCCCTGTCTTTTCTAAGAGCGCTTCATACTTATCATGAAGTTCAGCAATATGTTTGAATTCGTCATGAGAATGACGACGCCCATTGCGGCAAGAGTTAGCGAAATCTAAAATTTCCCAGCGTATTCTGTCTTTTTCATTTGCATCCATATTATCCTATAAGTTAGTAACCTATTTGGCTATGTTTTTAATCTTATCATTAATATCATGAGTTAAATTTTTCCCAATCCATTTGATAAAAGAAGTAATAGGATTCCACTTAATAGGGGTAATTTGGATGAAAACGGAGCATATTAGGAGGACTTGGACAAAATTGTGAACAAGCCAATCTAATATGCGCTCAAGCTATGCTTGATTCATATGGGTCTCACCTCC